GGGGACTATTATGGCTATTGTGAAACATGGGGCGGAAATATTGATGGCAGATTCCTTTGCATGGAAACCTATCGACGAGAATATACTTGGTAAGAGGGTTCTGCACTTGGTAGACGGTATTATCAAAGTAGGTAAGATAACGAGTATTCGTAAAGAAAAGTCACTTGTGTCGTTTACGTTCGCAGGGGCGGGGAACATTGGGAAGTGTCTCCGATCTAAAAATCAGATCGACGGACATTGTCTTGGGATATGTTGCGGCTACGGCGAAGTTCAGCATGGATCAGGTGGGTACGTACTCACAGACATTGGTCGTGAGAAGATGCTCTGTGATTTCCCAGTTGAGGTTCCCGCAGAGTATATTCCGTCCCCATGGGACTTTACTCCGAAGAAAGAGGCGATACTCAGTCTAAAGACTAGAGCCGAGGCCCTGCTGTTCCTTGAGGCTTCATGTTATAGGGAACCCTACGGGTATGTTTACTACTGCGACATGTTGGAAAGCGCTAGGCGAATATCCATAGTGGGACTTATAGCTGAGAAGATTTGTTTTATCAATGAATCTATAGACGGCGGTTACCGGGTTGTCTTTAGAGATCCGGATGGAACTGGGACTATTATAGAACAGTTTGGGGATCTAATAGAGATTGATTTAGATGACCCGATTTGTATCATGGACGGGCACGTGGGTGCCATTAGGGGGAAATATGTCACGAGTACATAATGTATTATCAGTTATTATTGAGGAATTGGAGGGTGTGTATTCAGATGACCCTCGGGATAAAGGGGGGCAGACTGTTTACGGTATAGCCCGGAACTACAATAAGGAGTGGGATGGTTGGGACATCGTTGATAATCTCCTTTTAATGTTGGACCGAGATGACTTATTTGATCCGGACGAGGAGTTGGTGGAGATAGTGAAAGCAATACAAGGTTGTCCAGAAGTACTGGATTCTGCCGCAGAGTATTTGCACCAGAAGTACTACGCTGGTACATTCTGTGAGAAACTCCCGGAACCTATGAACTGGCTATTCTATGATATGAACATTAACATGGGCAAGGGCGGAGCTATAAAAGTTCTCCAGCAGGCCATAAACTACTACCACGATAACAAGAATATAATGGTGGACGGTGCATTTGGTGCGCGGACTGAGAAAGCATTTAAAAACACATTGTTAGACTTGAGATTTTATATGCAAATGCGAAATGCTCGGCTCGATAGGTATTCCCACCTTGGGGAAAAACAGTCACATTATTTACGTGGTTGGATAAACAGGTGTGTCAAGTTTAACAAGTGGCTTGATAACCAGAGTTTTGGGATAGTCCAGAACCCACACGAAAATACTATGCAAGATTTCGTAGATAAACCTGCGACCCGAGTTAAAGAAGGGGATTCGGTGTTAGATGCGTTTGTTGCTAGCGGTAAGAATACTAGCGCCGAATACAAAATATACCCTCAGTACACACTCCTTATCGGCGAAAAGCAGCTGAGCATACTTGCTGGGGACGCCCTTACGGAGTCTATACGTCTACTTGAAATCGAACGACCAGGCACAGAAAGTAAAATAAAAGAACTCCTAAGTAGCGATTCCTATGCTATACTTAGTAAGGGCGGAAAGCCTATAATAGTAAATCTTGGGGGAGATATTTAATGGATAAGAAGAAGGTATGTGGTAAGAGTACAGACGTATATTCAAGAGTTACAGGATTTTATAGACCGATAAAAAACTGGAATCCTGGAAAAGATGAAGAGCGTAAAGCAAGAAAAGTGTTTGAATTAAAAAAAAAGTGTTTGAATTAAAAAAAAAGTAGTTGACTTACGTACATTCAGTAGGATATACTAAGGTATATTAATATTAACTATGCATGGCACACACCGGCATGGATTTGATTGTGACAGTAGCCTCCTCTAACGAGGAGGCTTTTTCTTTATCGACAAAGTATTTCTTCTGTGATATAATACGAATATGGATATTTTAGAATATATAAAAACGAATTTGGTGGGCCAGGGCATAACCGACATAAGGCCCGGAACAGTGGTAAGAGATCTACTAATTAAACCGCACATACTGCTAATGGATCCTCTACTACAAGAAATAGATCGTGTTAGGTTAAGTCAGAGTCTTAAAAATTACGCACTAATGAGCAACGATGAGATGGACCTGGGTGTTGGGAATTTACTACTGGATAGGAAGCAAGGTCTTAAAGCTTCTGGAACAATGCGATTCCAGTTTACAAAGCCAACATCAGCGACTATCCCGTACGGTGCCGTGGTGTACTCGGATGATAATATAATATACAACGCATCCTCAGAAGTATCTATGACAGCACAGAATATGCAATACAACATAGATGGTATTTTTTATTACATGGATGTTCCCGTGGAAGCGTACGACCAAGGACCTGATTCCAACGTAACAGAGTTAAACAGTATATTTAAAACCACAATATCTTTTTCAACCTTAGCTAGGATAGAGAATATAACTGCTATATCCGGCGGAGTTAGCGAGGAAACAAACGAGGAGTTGTATATCGCGTCGAAACGTGCAATAGGGGAGCGGACGCTTCTTCGTGACGATGGTTCATTTACAATACTTACCAGGGCTTTCCCAGAAATTTTACGTATGGATATAGTAGGCACTGGCGATCCTGAAATGTTACGTGATATTTTTCTCGGGCAGCATATGGGTGGTCTAGTAGACCATTATATAGATACATCATCCAAGGCGTACGCGTCCAAGGTGTTTCTAAATATCCCCGCAACAATAAACATTAAAAAAGCTGCCGAGGGGGATGACCCTACATATATGATAGTTGATACACCTGTATTAGCTATATCCGAAATTCGAGTTATAGACTCTGTAACATACGAACCCACTATATATTCTCTTGCAGAAGGGGTGGATTACACAGTAACTGTTAATTCTAATAAAATAGAAGAAAACTATTCAGTGTACCAGGAGATGACCATAACTATTGGCACACCGCATGTAGGAACAGCAATTCAAATTTTCTATGTATTTAATCCAACTATATCTGACGTACAGGACTATGTTTTGAGCATTGATAACCGAGTAAGCAATGCCAACCATGTTATATATAACCTGCTACCTGCATGGTTAGATATAACATTTAATTATCGTGGGACTGGGACTGAAGTGCAGGTACTAGCGGCCCTATCTTCCTACATATTGGATAACAAACTGTTGGAAACAGCATGGGAGAGTACTGATATGGTAAGCCATCTATATGATACTGGGCTGGTTAGTTACATTGAGAAGCCGTATTCAGTAGCCGTAAGAGTAGCAACCAAAGAGGTGGCTGGTGTATCTGAGGTAATTGATTCAGAACATGCTATAAATTATTTGAATATCTACTACCCAGGTGACATAAACGTATCTAAGATAACTTAGTTGGAGGACATAAATGGCTTTTTTTGATTTCCTTGATTCTTTCTGGAACATGTATGTTGGCAGGGAGGACATAGAGCGCGTTTGGAACGGGTATGTGTCTTCCGTCGGGTATATGTACACTCACCTATACGAGGTTAACCTCGGAAAGTCCATAGAATACACGCCTGTTACTATAACAGACATGTACGTTGTACACAACTTTACCGACACCATAGAGTCTCCTGATCCGACTACATACCCAGAGGCATACGCAATAAGTTCCGACATCGTAGACATACCTCTACTCACGGATAATTATGATAACCCCTCCACGGTTCTATTTCCGATAGAGGATTATATAGTTTACCCGAATTCAGGGGTAATAGCATTTAAGTCTACCCCAACTACCGCGGTGCTGTGGGCTGCCGAACTCCGGATAGACCCGGGAATGATCGAGGATACGTTCGGGGACCTCATAGATTTCACTAATGATGGTATCAGCTCCTTCAAATACTTGCGTAGAGTGCAGGGTGTATGGTTGGCCTTATGGGGCGGACCACAGATAGCCAATGAAGAAATGGGGGCGCACATAGTAAGCGATGCTCCGTTTTTCTACGACGATGGGATAGTTACGGCAATTACATATGATACGGACCCAAGCAGTTTATTTGGTGGCACTGTATCTGATTCTAACGGGTTTGAGTATCAGTGGGCCAAGAATGTAGCTCTTAGAGTTGCTGTTGGCGACCCTGTTAAAAAATTTGATCTTATATCAGAAGCTGTGTGGGTAGATGATTATATACGTAATCCCCACTGGTACCAGAGAGGGCCCAACTACCCAGTTGTCCCTTACGCACAGTACAATGAAACATACTGGGAAATTAGGAAGTATAATCACTTTGCTGTTTGGGTAGACATGAATCATTTGTGGGCGTCCGATGACCAAGATGCTCTGGGTAATATTATTAAATTCATGGACAAAATCAAACCATCGCACACAGACTATACTATAGAAGCGTTCCTTGACATATGGGAAGAAGTTGAAGTTCCCGATGATGCATTTTATTATTTTAAATATAACTCCAAGTCGGAGCATATGCTTGACATGTGTCTTGTGTACAACGACCCGCGCAATGTTACATATGGACTTTCAGTAGTGAAGCAGGTTAATTATTACTACGCAGAGGATCCGGGAGACCCGTTGTATTACCTTGCAGGCGGCGACATAGTTCCGTTGTATTACAATGTGGAGAGTAGTCTGGAGCGGATAGAGTCTTACCAAACGCAGGAGTATGTCGACATTGATACTGTGGAAGCCATAGTGGATGTAGGAGCTACAGTAATGTTGGCAGATACTGATCTATGGGCTTATGAAGCTGGAAGTGTGTACCCCGTGGGGCACCCGGAGGCAGGCGAACCTCGCGTGCATGTCCGTGCGGATCAGGGAACTGTATATGAAGTAGAAGACTACCCCTGGAATTACATATGTAACAGTGAATCTCGTAGCATGGAAGTTGAAAGCCGTAAGGTGGATGATATGTCGGAGATACTTGACATGTTGGAAACACCGGATGCCATAAATAAGACAATATTGTACAAAAATGACATTATTGGGACCGCCAAGGTTTTTCTAGGGCACCCGAAAGAAATGGACATCTGCTACGATTCAGAGAGTGGCAAAGTTGTCATATGCTACAGGGAGAATACTGCACCTAATCGAGGTATGGCAGTAGTAGCAGTGGCATCTAGGACAGACATACGCTTTGGAACCCCCACTGCATTCTGTTCGAGCACTGCAGACCACATATCTTGCTGCTTCGACTCCACCAATAACAAGGTAGTTGTAGTGTATGGGGAAGGGGCCGATCCTTTCTATTCGTATGCTGTAGTGGGAACAGTGTTCTCACACTGGGATATTAGCTTTGGGACAGCTACCCTAATTGATTCTGATCATACAATGAATTCAGATTGTTGCTTTGATTCCGATAATGGCAAGGTAGTAGTGGTATGTTACAATATGGTTGGCTCCGTAATTGCCATAGTAGGCACAGTATCCGGGATAACCATTGACTTTGGTATTAAGACAACCCTGTCTATCTTGTCTACAGTCTCTATTGGTTGCTGTTTTGACTCCTACAACAACAGAGTAGTCGTAATATTCAATAACACAGTTTTCGTGGGAACGGTGACGGGTACAGCTATTAGTTTTGGGTCTTATGTTGAGACTGATTCTCCTACCCCACTAAACCCATCTTGCTGCTTCGATTCCGTCAACAACAAAGTAGTTATAGAATACGCCGATGGGGCGAATTCAAACTATGCGACCGCCGTAGTAGGTATGGTGTCAGTAATAGATTCATCTATTAGCTTTGGGACTCCAGTGGTAATACATAGTAGTTTTACAAGATACGGGCACTGCTGCTTCAACTCAGACAATGGTACGGTGACTATAGTATTTAAGGGCGATATCAATTATAGTTATGGCCTTGGGATCGTAATAATAGGCACGGTGTCGGGTACTTCTATAACTTTTGGCACGCCTTATGCATTTACAACTGATGAACCATACCCCATGGTATGTGTTTTCAACCCTAGCATAGGTTTAAATTTACTGGCGTACGGCAACTACGATAGTTCATATGATGGCACTGTGTTAGTTTACGCCAAAGGGACCCCCATCCCATAAATAATTCAGCAGGAAACCTTTTCTTGACAACCACACACAACTTAGAGTACCATGTTAAAAAATAACTCGTAGGGGGTAAGTTGCATGTCAGAAGATATTAAAACCAGTGAAGATGTAGTAAAACAAGAAGAGGTGAATGACGAAGAAGAGGAACGGTTAGTAGTCCCTGAAAAATACCTTGGGATTCTGTCAGATATTATATTTAAGAGGGTTGCTACTTTTGACCTGAATGTGTTCGGGAATAAAGTACATATTGAAACTCTAGCAGGTTCTGACCTGTCAGTAGTATCAGACATTGCTACAGATATTATTGCAGACGCCAAGACTTACGGGGAAGGCGCTATGCAGATACAACTCCAGAGCAGTATTGGGTGCTATATAGCTGGGATAAACGATAATTATGTACAGCTTAATAAAAGCTTATACGGGGACAACCCAAGAAAGTGCTTGTTAGCTTCCAGGATACAAATGTTCCGTGGTTCGGAAGCCTGTCTTATCACTGTGATAAAAGACCTATTGCTAGAAGAAATAAAAAATATAAAAAAATATCTCACATATGGTGAATTAAAAAACTAGTAGACCACCCCGTAACTTATGCAAGATGCGTCTTGAAATATAAGTACGGGGTGGCGCTTGACACAATGCCACCCCATGAAGAAGGGGTGGCTTACTCATTTGTATTTCATGAGCTGAATAAGGAGAAACTTCTTTTTAGCTTCCTAGCATCTCTTACTGGAACCGATTCCGGTATTATTGACGAAGTAATTCAACCATGGAAGAAAGAGACTGAGGATAAGATCATTAAGGAAGCCCAAGAAGCATTTACTGTATTGGAAAACTATACGGTCTCTGCTCGACCTATTTGATTCCGCATCTCCATAATAGATGTATGTATTCTCTCTTCAATATCAGAAACAATTAGATTCTTAACCAGCGTGGGTCTTACAATATTAAGACTCACCTGGTTAACATCGGTTTCTTCTGCGATAAGTACCGGGGAGAATGACCCGTACCTGGAGTTAAAATACTCCAATCTGTAAGAAAACGATCCTATGTCTTCCCATATCAGCAATATCAGCCCTTTTCTAGCCCAGTAGATGTTCTCCTTTACCGGGTCGCATGGCATGCCGTTAGTAAGTAACACTGACTTATGGTAGGTTTTTCCAGATGCACCTTCAATACAAAAACGACATCTGTTTAGAATATCCTTTGATAAACTAGCCGTTGGAAGATGTTTGGCTTTGAACTTCACGCGAAGAACTGGGCTTACCAACCCCCTCAGAAGATTCTTAACTATATCATCTGGAACACCAGACATATTGTTCTCCTTTTTAATGGTCTGTGTTGCTGTTTTTGACGACAGCTCCACTTCGATACCTTTTGCACAGAGAGTGCTTACTGTGTCTTGTAGTAGGCGATCCTCGCCATTTTTAAAAGTAATAGATACGTCCATGTCGCACCTCCTATTATTATTCTATTGTTTATACCATGATAAAGGTGTTTTCCCATGTCAATCATCATTCTGTTGGACATCATATGACAATCGTGCTATAATATGATAGATATTAATAAAAAGTAGAATGGGGATATTATGACATTACTGGCCAAGTGTTTAGAAGCGCGTATGACGAAAACAGCTGGGATATTTGCGAAAGCAAAGCAATTTATTGGGAAAGCTAGGGGCACGGTCACGGAGCACACAGGACCTGGGTCACTTGTCCAGAAGGTAAAGGATAAGATCAATGAACACTCCGAACTGATACAGACTACGAAGGGCAAGGCTCGCGAATTCGGCGACACAGCCGGGGAGGCTCTGAAAGAAAACCCGCATGTACAGAGGTTCGCGGAAGGCACCCTTGCAACGTACTTGCTTGGGAAAATAGCTATTAACCCCAACAAAGTACTCTCTCCGGAGGATCACGCAAAAGCGGTGTCTCGGGTTGAGGACTTTCTGTCTAGGAGCAGTATTAAAGCTGAGATAACTCCGGACGCTATTGGGAAGTTATTCGACGACAACCTCGCAGATCGCCCCATGCTTAGGAAGATTTTGGGTGAAAAGGCTATAGCTAAGATGCGAGAAAAAGCAGTGAACTCTGATTACGGGCCATTTTTCGGTTCCGTGCGCGGAACAGACGGTGTTATAAACATGCCAGAGTACGCTAATCTAGGGGTTGGGATGCACGAGGCCGGGCACGCAATAAACATGAGTAAAATGTCGCCGGCGGTAGAAAAACTGTACAACCTGTCCAGACAACTAGGACCAACATACTCTACCATTGGGGGAATGGCCATGGCGAAGGCTGCCCCAGAAGAGTACAAAAGGTTTGCTCCGATTGTTTCAGTTCTCGGGGGGATGCCAATGGTTGCTGAAGAAGCTGTGGCCTCTATGCGCGGGTTCTCGAATATAGCAAAAGAACGCGGGACTATGAAAGCCCTAAAAGAAATGAAGGATACAATCCCTGCATGGGGTACATATTTGAATTCTGCGGTGATTACTCCGTATAGAATGACTACCTCCACAATGAAGGGGTGATGATGGTAGGATCTAGTAAAGATAAAGGGGGGATTTTGTGTACAACGTCAACTCCCCAAGATTCCCAGAAGTGGCACCGTACATGGGTAGGTACTTAAAGTTTCTGGCCAAGGTGGTGCATGACGGGGAGCAACTTACCGAGGCAGAACTAGACGAGCTTCTGTGGTTGGAAAGTAAAATAAACGATATGTTGGATAGATAAAATGAATAATTCGAGGGGACATTATGGAAGATACCACCTATAAGATTAGGATAGACCAAGACGATTTTTCAGCACAGATGCAGGCATTGGCTGGCACAGTAACCAGGTTTTTGGATACTATAGCTACGCCTATCAACACCGTTCTAGGAAGTCTTGGGGGCGGTATCGGAGCTAACGTCGGAGGTGTTATGGCAAACGCATCTCATGGTATTGCTCAGGGTGCTATGCAGTACCCACAAGCTATCCTCGATTCTGCTAGAATGGCTAAGATGAGAACGGCCGCCACACCACAGGTGTACGAAAATAGAAGAAGTTCATACGCATTCATGCAGCCATCCCTATGGGAAACTGCTTCCGCGGATATGGGGCTCGACGCTATTATGGGTGGTATTAAAGATATGATACCATTCAGTGATGGGGGAGGTATGTATCGCCTTGAGTCAAGAATGGACAAAATGACATCCGATTACGCTCCTTGGATAACATCTGCACAAGCTGCACAGACCTATCAAGAAAATGCTCAGCTATCCAGGGTAGAGCTTCGCGATAGAACTGGGCAGTTCTTCCAGGATGCTGGGGCTGGAGTTCTGGGTGGGACTGCTTGGCTGGCAACATCCGCTATACCTGGTCTAGCCGGCCCCATGGGGGTAGGTGCTTTGGCAGGTATCGCTAAGCTTGGTACCGATGTGATGTTTGGTGAGGGCAATATTGCTTCTACAATACTCACCCCGTTTGCAAAAGTGGGTGAATACCTATCACGGCCTTCCATGCTTGTAGATGAAAGTCTTAGGTCGCATGTGCAATTAGCGGATTATTACGATTTGGCGTCTTCTATCAAGACGGTATCAAAAGCTAGGGGCATAGGCAGTAGTTCTTCTGGGGCAGGTATGTCTGGGGCGGAAGCTGTTGTCAAAGCGATGGATATCGAGGATATAGTAATGGACATCCTCATGGACACTAAGGGAAGCACCGTTGGACGACAGTCACTTATGGAGTTATCCCAAGGGATGATAAACCAGGGAATTCTCGACCCGTTTAGCCCAGCAGGTGAATTTAAAAAGAAACTTAAGAATATAATAAAAGGCGGGCTCCATCAGTGGATGGTAGCTTTGGAGCAAGGTCCGAAGGAGGCTATAGCTTCTATGGGCATGTTCTCACAAATAGCGCGTGGGACTGGGGCGGATGTCGATCAGATGATGACAGCTGTTGGAATAACCTCCAGGATGACGGGTTTTTCGAGTGGCAGCCTTATGCAGCGGGGATCTCAGATGGGCGTGGGGTTCCAAGGAAGCGGATTTAATGCAACTATGGGGATGGATATAACAAATATGGCGGCACGACTTGCATATGGAGGTTTTGTGACCGATATGAATCCACGAACATACCAACAGATCGGCGGCGTCCCAGGGTTTAGAGCTATTCTGGAAAAGTCTATGGTTGCGGGGGCGCAGAGCCCGTATATGGGCAGCGTAGTTGCTTCTGCATTCGACCCAAAAACAGGGGAGTACGATTCTGGAGTATACGTAGACTATCTAACTGGGAAAACATCGATCGGTTCCACGCAAACATCAGCGGGTAGAAATCTTAAATCTGTAGAGGATATTCTTGGATACCAGTATACATCGGGTGGGGAGATATCTGAGATGGGTCAAGATGCGAACCTAGCTATGACGAGAAGATCCGCAGTAGAGTTTCTGGATTCAAGGGGGATACCTGTAACCAGGCTTAGTTTGGGGGCTGCATTCACCAGTCTTGGTTATACCAGTAACAAATGGGATGGGGACGCCATGGTGAGCGCCACGGACCCAATAACTAGAATGTCTGAGGCCTTGTCTGCAGATCTTAAGAAAAAAAGTATAGCTATTAATGCTAAATCTACATACTACAGAGATGCCAAAAACCAATCGAATACAGGTTTTTTTAGAAAGGTAGCAAATACTTGGAGTTATTTCATGGAGGATGATGAAACCCGTAAGGAACAACTTAGGAAATCCGGAGGCTTCTGGGGGTTTATGGGCGGAAATACCCTAGATGACACCAAGAAATATTATAGAGATAAACTGAAAACGTCCACTAATTTAGCAATGGCTACACATATTAATATGAATGACGTAATAACCTCCGTAGAAGATGCGAAGGAACACGATGCGATAATGAGAACACTTGGATCTGAGAACTCATACTTTGAGATGATGGGCGGAGTAGACAACGCGTATAAGTACGCGTCCATAATGAACTCAGAGGAGGATGGCGGACATGCGTTAGTAGAATTTGCTGATATAGGGTACTCTGGAGACATGGATACTATCACGAGTACTCTTGATCAAATAGATACGCTGACTAATACGGGGAAATTAACACCTTCCCAAGCGGCATCTCGCATGGGGGCTATTTTCGGAGGCAAACTCAAAAACGTTAATAAGTGGAACTATGTAAAACTCCGAGGGAAACACGGGGAACTGTCCAAAGGGACATCGAATGCTTTGTTATTAGGTTCAATGGCTAGGGATGATGCTACAAGAAGGAAATATCGTGATATCTGGGCACCAGAGGTAATGAAAAAACTTGGTAAAAAAGCAGGTTCACTGTTTATAAAGAAATACGACGCTCTTGAAAGCGCGTATAAAAATCAAGTTATGGGAACTATGTTATCCCATTCTAACCCCGGCACACTAGATGAACATGCTGCTATTGATAACGCCTACCATGGAGTAATCCCAGATAAGTGGGAGTCGACTCACCAACAGAACATCTACGCAAACAGGAATCCAGAAATAGGGTCTAACCTTAACATGACACGCAACATTGAGGTATCCAGGTTTACAAAATTCTTTGCAAAACAAGAACAGAGAATCTATGATATGAATAAAAAAGTGTTTGGGTATACCTTAAAGGGCGGGGAGAGCTCTGGAAAAGAAAATACACCTCTTTATGATAATTATGACTATTATGGAGAACTTTCACTAGCAGAGAAAGGGGCTACGCCTGGCATGGATCCTATGTTAGCCCCAACGCTATCGGTAATAAGTAAGCTCCGTTCCATGGACCGGGATGACGTCAGAACAATAGGGGACAGACTAACTAAATCGGCTGCTCAAGGAAAATCTATTTCTACCGTCCTGAACGCATATGGGTTATCTGAGGACTTTAACAAGGTTTCCAGACTGCGGGGAAACGTTGTAGACTACTCTAGGTCGGATATGGGGATGACCGCCACAAAGAAATTCATGATAAGTAACACCGTCGTACCCCACGAACTAAAAGGTATGGCCGCGTGGTATAATAAACTTGTCACACTAATTGATGATCCCAATATTAGAACATTAGGAAAGAAGGGTGCAATACAGGCATCCCATAGAAAAGAAGTTGATGCGGCAAAAACCCTAGCCCTAGCCCATAAAGCAGCCTATGGCAATGCGGGTAATATAGGTCTTCTTAATGATATCTTAGGTATTTCTCCATGGGACGGAAAAGGTGTGGCCGATAAGGTTGGGACAATAAACAACCTTGGTGGTATGAGTAAGGCAGCTCTTGAGGACGATTACCAAGAACTACTCACGCTTATAAAAGACAAGAAGGCCTACCAGTTTTCAGAAGCCGCGTTACTAGTCAGGGACCTTGTGGCTATAAAAGGCTCTGTCGGGGACAAAGCTTCTATAACACAGAAAACCTGGGGAGGCTTGAAGTTATCTAACTCTGTAAGAATCGCTGGGAATAAGATACTAGCTAAGAGTGATGGCACGTTGCCAAGGGATGAATTTATTAACAAACTCGGATACGATGATGTTATTATGAACACGTTCAAATCACAGAAATATATTAAACAGAAAATAGATGATAAGCTAAATAGCACCGGGGAAGTAAATAAGACTAACATAGCTAGAACAGCTGCGGCTACAGAACTAATGGCTGTATATTTGTCAGGGAAAACCAAAGAGGATGAGAAAAAAAAGATACGTGATGAAATAAGGACTGGTTCAGTTACACTAGGTGGCAATAAGCAGAGAAGAAATATTTAGCAGGGGATAACAATGAGAATAGAGAATTTAGATATAATAACTAAGAAGTACAATACAACAGGACTAATGAACGATCGAATTGCTTGTTTTTTTAAACAATTCGATGATCTATTTACAGCAGCGAACGAGACAGTCACGAGGTTCCCGTGGATACAAGCACCCCCGGAAGACTCAGCACTTATAGAGGCTACCGCGCAAATAATAGCACTATTACCTTCATCTATAACGCTGTCATTTCCAGACGACGACTATGAAGAATCCATTATACTCGACGTTACTGAATTTTCAGTTATTGAGTTTCTGGTGCGCGGGGAATATACGGAGAAAGCCGTCGTAAGCAATCTAGTTATACCGTCTATATCCGTATATTGGCCTGCCAGTGTTATATACAGTCAGGTTTTGTCTGCGGTTGATTCTGTAACAGCAGACGTACTTTCTGTGTTACAAGGAATGTCTATAGCTACGGAGTACAGAATACACCCATTTTCACTGCGGGAGGATGACCTCATAGCGGCGGGTGTTACGGAATATGATAATAAATATGAAATGGTGGTAGTGGCATTTGATATGCTTGGGATGTTATACGATGTTTTCGACGACGACACTCTTCTTGCATACTGTTACAATACCAATGTGAATGCAAGTAGCATTCGGATATACATCGAGTGGTTAAAATACCGAATACCCTCGGCCGGTTCATATGATACCAGTAAACTACTTTATAAAGGAGCAACCTAATGTCAGATACGGTAACACTTAACGAGATTTCCTTTCAACCGGGCTCTCCATTTTTGGATGGGACTTCCGTAGTAGAGAGATCAGTCAGCAACCTGATTAGCACTGGTAGGATTTCCGAATTAATAAAAAAGATACCACTCTACAATGCCACGCGCAGGTTCGACTGTACTTTAGGGAGTAAAATTATGCCATTCCCGGTCGCCCGAACTATCCCGTCATCCGGGTCAGCCACACTTACTTCCTATGCTCCGGCGGTAAACTCTGTACTCCCGGAGTACTCCCTAGACGATATTGCCGCAGTGATGGGGAACATAATTGACGTTGCTAGCGGTATCTCGGGTAATCCACTCGGCAAGGCTGATAGATTAGTTAAATATATGAACGGTAGCCAGAAGATGATACTGGAAAGTACCACTGGGAAACGTCCAACCAACGGAAACGCGGAACTCGGTAGCACGCTTTCTGCAGGTGTTAACGTCACGGATGTAGATAACTACGCTGAAAAATCTGACCTTAGGGAGGATGGTTCATTCTGGTGCAACTACTATCAGGAAAGAGTGCCTTCGATGATAAAGATCGAACGGACTACTGGGGATTCAGATGGTCCTACCGCAGGGTCTTCGAAAATAGTATTCGAGACAGACAAGTTTTTTTTACAGGCGGTTAGTGTTAGTTTACCAGAGCGTAACCAAATAGTGCGATCCAACTTGAAGGACTTTGTACTGTTTTACGGAACTAACAAGCCAGTAATTAATATGTCGTTTATATTACCTAACGGAGTGGGTAACGGTCCGCGATGGGCACGAGAGATTGAACACTATATGCGAACAAGATTACGAGGATCTGTGATAGCGAGCAAGAACGAAGTTGTAGTCATAGAGTACGAAACCGTTATAAAAAAAGGGGTTATACTAAGCGCGTCATTCAACAGAAATTCGGAGACGCCGCGGGGAGTTCCTTTTAACATATCTTTCTTTGAAATATCCCACGAAGATAAGGTTACCACCACACCTTCTGCAAGGGAAACATCCGTATCTGGGAGCGCTGTTGTGGGAGGGGTGACGACCCCGGTTAGCCCACTCTACCCAGGAGTTCCTGCAGTATCGGGGGAAACACTTGACAGTACTAACGCTATAACCCTTTATTCGAATGAGAATATTGGTGTAGCACATAGTCCCGTGTTAAACTCTGTAACAAATACACAGCGAACTATACGTATATCACTACTAGATAGTTTAGAGAGCATGGTTGCCGATAACACGCTATTGGCCGGGCAATCATCTATAAAGTCATTGCCTGGTGTAGAAAAATTCACCTTGCTAAAAAAAGTGTCTGGTGGTGGATACACGTCGGCAGGCACTGTATATACTACAGATATTGAACAGCTTTCTACCACGAGGAATTATGATACCCCAAAAAATAATGCTTTAAGTAGAGTTGGATCCGCCGCATATAGTGCTGTCAGGAGTATGGGATACACGGGCGGCATTCCAATGACTCCTTCTAAAAGTTCGTTGAAGATAGTACCTAACTCAGTTTCACTCGGAGAATCTTCTCATAAAGCAACGAGGGGAAATTAATGGATACCGCAGGTGCAAAGTTCCAAGTGTTCATGGAAGGTGTCGAAGTACCATTTCTAAGTTTTCATACAACCTCTGCTGGGGGAGGTATGAGTGGGGTGATATCATTACCACCGATAACATCAGCATATAATCTCAAAGCCAATACTCACGTAGCTATCTTTTACAAGTTTAGTTTTGATGCAGAGTACCTTCTTCTTTGTGACGGGTATCTGACAACTAGACAAGGTGTGCGACCAAATCAATCAGTAGCATACTCCTTTGAGGGCGTCGGTAGTCGGACAAAGTATATACCATATGACCAGGTAGACGTGCGGTATGCAGCACTACACCAGATGTCAGCCAAACTGCCACGATCTACTTTTTCTGAACTAGTGACAAGGATGACGGAGAGAACTGCTGCTGGCGGTGACCCGTCGGTTACTAACGGAATTAGGGAATTTGTAAAATCAATAGTATCCTCAGGGGGAACAGATACAAGAACATCACACCTTGCTAAGCTGGACAGCGTTACGGTAGACTATCTGGTAACTACCAAATTGGCAAGCAGATACCGAGTTTCTTTCGATGATAGTTTTCTCTCAGACGTAGGGAACGCTAAGTTAGTTTACGATAATATTCTCGCAAAAAACCAGGGGCAGCAGTCATCTAACAACTCAATAAACTATACTATTCGCTCCTTTATGCGCCTTATAAGTTATAACCAGTATGAGCAGTTCTCCCCAACCGGTGGGCTACTTGGTAACATTGATATTTTACCCCAACTTATTACAGCGATTCCACCCAAGTGCAACATATTAACACCTACATCATTTACTATGGTGGAGAATATTATGGCAGCTCCCACAAGGACAATAATGTCGCTCGGTAACATGCAAAAAACCAAGGGTATCCCTAGCAAGCCGGGTATTTCGTGGGAGTACCGAGGGTACCCCAAGGACATCCTTACCGACCAGTATACACTTGAGGGAAAGGTATTGCTGGAGTCAGATGAAATATACAAAGGCGCCGTAGCTAATCCTAGAATAGAGATGATGGTACCAGTATCAGGTATACTTAAATCCCAGGATCCGGAAAAGGACGTATACCAGTTGACTACGGAATATTTCCACGAGCTCAGTGGTATAGGGGCCAACGCAGTCCCAAGTGTAAATCTTCCGATGTTCGATCCCATGATATTAGCAGGCGTTCCTGCTATAATATTTGACCCGGTGGACAAGGACCACATTGTAGGAACTGTGCAATCAATAACACATTCGTACTCCGTAGGAGGAGTAGCTACAACTTCTGTTGGACTTGAATACTGTTTTATGGTAGAATCACAAGTGAATACAGTTAATCATCCGTGGATCAAGGCAGATATAGCAAATCCTGCAACTCTGGGAGAAGAGTACGCAAAACTGGGCTCGGAGATACTAGTTAACACATCAAGTTTTGATAGTGTTAGAGATCAGCTTAGCCACACCATTCTAGAAATGGTAAAGAAAGGGCATACAGACCTGGATTTGTATAAGAGTAAAAGAAAGAAAGGTGTCATTACCGGAGATAAATACCGGTCTGAAGTAACTTTCAATCAAACCGCCCGGAAAGAATTTGTAACTTTATTCAAGAAAGAGTTTGACGAAATAGCCATTAGGGGGAGTAAATATTATGGAATCTCAGCCGAATACCACAACAAGATTTGATAGGCAGCTTGCGTTATGGACTGATTGGAAAGATACGGGGAGTACAGAGTCCCTTGATGATTTAATGGAGTCCCTCACACCTGCTATAGTTCACCATGCAAGTAAGTATAGAAACGCCCCGATACCGTTCCAAGCTATAAAGGCTGAGGGGTATAGGCTAGCCGGCAAAGCTCTGGAAACGTACAAACCTGGGAAAGCTGCCATAGGAACTCATGTTGATTACTATCTGAGAAAATTATATAGGTATGTTGGAAATCATCAAAACACGGGGAGAATCCCGGAAAGTAAAATACAACTTATCTCACCATATAACACGGCTGTAACGGAGCTCACTGAATCCCTTGGGAGAGATCCTGACGAGCTTGAGATAGCTACCCACATGAATATACCACAAACTCAAGTAAGGGATCTACGAAGAATGGTTCGGAAAGATTATACTCTCGAACCAGAAGCTGACGTTGGACGTGGAGATGATTCCGTTGTGCGGAACTACACACCAAAAGATTTACTTGAGATGACTAGGTATGAACTTGATGAGACCGAAAATCGCATAATGGATAGTCTACTTAGCGGAAAATCTACACAAGATATTGCAATACAGGAAAATAAGTCACCCAGGTGGGTTAGCTCAGTTAGACTGCGAATTTCAAATATACTAAAAGAGAAAGTAAGCAAATTATGACTACATACACATGGTATACTGACAGTGAGGTGCGTAATTCTCTGAAAGAGTACAAGGAGTGGAAAAAGCAGAAGAACCAGACCCTTGATAAAGAAGAAGGAACTGCACTAGCATTGGCAGGTCAGATGAAAAAAACAATGGACCAGTATAATATGACACCCATTGATAATCTAAAAGACACGAGTACTACGGACCGAATACAAGCGTCTATGCTGCAAAGGATGACAACTTCTCCAACAACTATACTAGGGATGGGTTTTAATGCGATATCCCATGCCACTACCCTTAGAGACGAGGCTGTTAGCGCCCTGGAGAATATGGCTAGCCCAATAAGCTCTCTTCTGGGTGAGGCATTGAGCGGTAACTACGACATACCGGACGTATCTGGCACAATCTCAACTGTAAAGAATATAGTTAGCACTGAGCCGTACAGATATGACCTTGGGGCCCAGGTATTAAGAACTGTACTATCTGGGATGTCAAGTACCATAAGTGATGCTTGGGGTCTGATACAAATGGTATCTAATAAAACACTCCCACAGGAAATACTCCCTACAACAATAGACTCTAAGATATCCGCGGCCCTGCTAAATGGTCTTGTGGGACGTAACCTTACGAGTGATATTGTAAAAGACGCTGCCTATAATGAGCTTAGGGCACTACTTCCTCCAGAAATACTCTCCGCAGTTATGCAAGGTACAGCCCAGAACACTATGATATCGAGTATATTCGGAAAATACTTTCCTAACGGGGTTGCCACGCAGGTTATAGTAGGTATGACGTCGGGAGCTACTCCAGAAAGTATTATTACATCCATAGCACTACAAGAGATGTCCGGGTCATTCACACCAGAGCAAGTTGCCCAACTAATGGGGAGAAGCATGCCATCGGCAAATCTTATAAGCTTTAGTCGTCAGTACGATACAACAACCTTGGAAGGGATTTTAGTGCAGGGTATTTTATATGGGGTATCGTTCAGTGATATTCTCTCAAATATAGTATCTTACACGCTATATAACTCGGAGAATACCAGTGGCATACGATATCAACTTAATATGGCTATGTCGTTGTTCAGCGATACCGAGAAATATGCTCGATCTAATTTTTTACAAAAAGTAATGCCGGGAGCTATAAAAGGTAAAATCGAAGACCTGGAGCAGAAGACCGCGGCGTATACGCAATCGACATCTAGGTCGAAGGGGTTACCGTATTATCGTGACGTTTACGATTCGTTTACTGATATGCTTTCATATCTGGACTCTATTGCAACGTCAAGTGTTGGGCGTGCAGCTGTAGCCAGTATGCCTCTCGTGGCAAAGTCAGCGTATACATCGGCAGCAACTGCAGTGTCTGCGTGGGAGGAGCCGGATACTACCGAGGTTGTATATAAAGCTAGTGCTGCCCTTAGGATTGTAGAGGACCTTATAACTGGAGCGCAAGTCATGACACCGGAACTACGGTCAACTACCGAGACCATGCTAACTTCGTTTAATACTGAAGTAGTCAGTGTAATATCTGCGTATAACAAGTTAGACTCTACCCCCGTTAAAGATTTTAAAGATAATTTTTTAGAGGATATAAAGAGCACAGCCGATACCGCGGGTCTTAAAAAACTCGGGGATGACATTGGCAAGGGTGCAACTAAAGATGTATTTAAGGCAACGCCTACAACATCTACATACGAAGGTAGCTTGTGTCAGGAGCTGAGGAAACTAAAGCTCGAAACCACTAGTGTAGATATGCTTGCGGTATTAGATATACTTATAACTGAGTTTACTTCAGTCGATTATGCTAATAGGCTGTCGGGTAATATAATGGCATCCTATGCTGAATTATCAAAAGTAAATATAGATGAATCCAGGGAATATATGTCTAAAATTGAAGGGCTGATGCAACAAGTACTAACTGCTACGGGGAGGGCATAATGGATTATGCAATAAACATGGTTGGGGTAATTACCGAGGCGAAGTCCAATTGGGACGGTACTTGTACTCTATGGGAATTAGGTTTTGTTCCGGATTTTAGTGCTAATGAAGTCGTAATAACTTCAGATGGTAGTCCTACAGATGACTTTAGTGTTGATAGTAACAAAATACAATTCAATACAGCCCCCGTAACTTATACCGAGATAACCGAGTTTCTACCGTCGGGTATTGGGATAAACCAGGCTAGTCAGATTAGTTTCACATCCGGTAAAAGTCCTCTGGGAGTTTCAGGAATAAAAAAACTAGAGCAGATGGTCATAAAGCTTCTATTAACAAATACAGGCGAGGACATTGTGGATCCTGCTATCGGCGGCAACCTTAGACGGATGGCCGCAGAGAATCCAGAGTACCTGCAGTCCGAAACAGGTATTGTTGCGTTAGCTACGGAAGCGGGGAACAGGGTTTCCGGAATAATAAAATATTACCAGGAAGATATTGTTAATTCCGACGAGCGGTTGGCACTGCTTACGGTAAGAGACGCATATCTAGACTATGATAACAACGTGGCAGTTATTGCATACGGTATAACAGCAGAGTCAGGGGCTGTAGCAGTTCTTAGCCTTACTCAAGGAGGTTTATAATGATTAAAAAAGCACGTGAGATAGATTACAGTAGTCCAGCATACCATGTAACAAGAAAGGTTATGAATATAGGATCTGAGGCTGAGCTCAGAGATGCGTATCCAATAGTCGACCATTACCTGGGTAGACCATTTTCTGCAGGTATGCGGGCAAAGCATACAGGGGAACCAGGAGGAGTTGGTGGGATAATGTTTGGTGAGGCGGAGGATGGGATTTATGCAAATGCTATTCTCATATCCGCTATATCAGGCCTTGTAGCCATGGTTAAACGTAAAAATGGATCAACACATCTAAGAAGAGCCCTAAAGAATTTTGCTTTGGGTTCTGGTATAGTTGGTGGGATATACGCTGCAAAAGGTGGTGCAGAGTACTTATCTGGTAAAGCACTGGGCAAAATTACACCGAGCCCTTTTATTTAAAAATAAGGGGCTGGTGCCCCCTATTTTACATCATGTTATCTGCGGGTCTGTAAACTCCCGCATTATTTTCATTTGAAATCAGTATATCTTTGATAACCTCTGCATGTGTCTCAAAGGTAACTTCCTTATTATAGAACAACTCAAGAATCAATTTAGTTCTGTTATTCCCGGGCAGTACCATTATAATAAATTCTTCTGGCATTGTTATACCATACGACCTGAACTGCAGGTCAGTTCTACATATCCCGAAGTTTTCTCTTATTTCAACCCCGAGCTCATATTCCTTAGTTAGTAATCTTTGTAACATTTACTCTCCTTGTATTCTAGCATTTAGGACATACCGGATGGGCCCCAGCAATATACCCGTGGTCGGGGCATATTGAAAATGTAGGTGTGATCGATATGTATGGTATCTCTGATTGCTCGCACATCTTCCTAACCAGAGTTTTAGTTATGTCACCGTCCTCCAATCTCTCTCCTAGGAATGCGTGAAAAACGCACCCACCCGTATACAGGGGTTGTAGTTGCTCTTGATGTCTCATTGCCATGAACAAGTCGTCGGTGAAATCCACCGGTAGGTTTGTTGAATTTGTGTAGTAGGGTTCGTCCTCACCCGAACTTATTATTTTAGGATACAGCTCTCTATCTTTTAATGCCAACCTATACGCGGTAGATTCTGCTGGAGTAGCCTCAAGGTTGAATAGTAGTCCTGTGCTCTCTTGTAATTCAAGGATACGTTTTCTCATGTAGTTCATAACCTTCACTGCAAATTCCAACCCTGGGTCTGTTTCTATCCCAACTCCTAAGTAGTTCAGGCAACATTCGTGCATCCCTACTATACCTATCGTGTTGTAGTGGTTAGTCCAGTAACTGCCGGTTCGTTTTTTGATCGCACGTAGATAGAACTTACTATATGGATATAACCCCTGCTCGGTGAACTTCTCGATAAACTTTCTCTTTATTACAAGAGACTTCTTCGCGTTATCGATTAAGATATCCAACCTTTCAAAGAAGTCGTCGTCTGTGCTCGATAGGAACCCCAGGCGAGGTAAATTCAAAGTTACTACACCAACGGATCCCGTTAGCGGGTTAGATCCGAACAGACCCCCGCCGCGCTTGTTTATCTCCTTGGTGTCTAAGCGTAATCTGCAATTGTGCGTTAGTATTCCGGAAGCCCCTACATCGAAGTATGGCTCACCTTCTAGAACTTCCGCGCAGTATGCGAAATCCTCTACTTCTTCAAGTTTGGTAATCTTTAAAATCTTTACGGGGGTGCGATTCGAAGATCCTATTAGTGTATGCGATGTAGTAACTTCGTCTGATCTAACATCCCCATGATGTAATGTAGGGTTTAGATGATCGTCGGTGGTAACGAGGGCGTCTTTTTCTCCATCCACAAGCACATCCAACCGATACATCTGTCTCCCATAAGGAACTTTCACAAATCTAGCCTTGACGGACTCGCCACCGCGTGACACATCCACGATATCCCCACCGCACACTTTGAAGGCCTCTGCCAAAGAGTAGCTTAACCTACCAGTGTACGTCCCGTCATCGATACTTGGCATACCAAAGGATACCGCCGTGTCTCCGCGTAAGCAACACATACTAACAGCGTCCTCCGGTTTAAGATCGGAGTTAACGTAATTTGCGAAATAGAACGGCCCGTACTTAGCTGTAAGTTCCCACATGTCTTCCATACCAGGTCTATCCCACTCAAAGTCTTTTCCGATGTTTACAGTTATGATAGGAAAGCTAAATATCGCGCCATTAACATCCCCGTGGAGCATATTAGATACGAGCGCTTTGTTTATCATATCCATTTCTTTTTGATAGTCGCCGTAAGTAGTCCCCGTACTTTCTCCGGCTATATACACTTCCTGGTCTCTGTAATTTTGAGACGGGTGGATATCTACCGTAATGTTAGAAAATGGACTTTGAAATCCCGTTCTAGTACTGGTGTTTAGGTGAAATAGCAGCTCTTGTATTATCTGGTCAACTTCTTTTTGAGTTAAGCTATCGTTGCGCACATACGGGGCGAGAAGCGTATCAAAGTTACTAAAAGCTTGTGCTCCCGCCCCCTCGCCAGCCAAAACGAAAATAAAGTTTGCCATCTGCAGAACGGCAGTGTTGAAATGCTTAGCAGGACCGCTCTCTACCTTACCGGGCGCCCCTCTAAACCCTGTTGCAAGCAGATCCGCCAAATCCCACCCATTACAATATCCACAAAGTTCTGATAAATCATGGATATGCAGGTCTCCCGACAGGTGCGCTTGTCTAATTTCTCTCGAATAGACAGTGTTTAACCAGTAGTTTGATACCACCTTTCCCACAACGTGGTGGTTAAGTCCTTGTACAGAATACGCCATGTTGGAGTTCTCATTTACTTCCCAAATATCCTCCCCAATGTACTCGTTTATCATCGTGATAGAGTCCTTGAACATCTTCTTAGCGTCCTTAGCCCTATCCTCATTTTCCCTCTGCAGGATATACGCCTTTGCCACATTCGAGTAGTCCATCTCAATCAGGACTTTTTCTACAAGGTCATCGACCATTCCTGTTGTAGGGTATCGTGAGTATGCTTTATACGAAATCATTATAAAGTCAATCACCTTAGAAACTACTGCCTCATAGTTAATAGGGGAGTCGGATGCCCGCTTAATAGCTTTTACTATCATCTCCGGGTCAAACTTCCTCCTATTCCCACTTGAATCTTTAATAAATTTTATCATCCTATTGCCTCCGTTAGCATGTGCTCTAGCATCATATCCAGATGGTCTACGTGCACCACCATGGCTTCCGAATCAAGACTATCATATATTTTTATTGTTTTCATATCCTTGGATTCAATGCCGTATGTTTTTATACCCAAATCGCTGTATAACAGCCTAGCTTTCCCTTTCTGAACTTTAGTGAACCCGTATTTTTTACCATCAAGTTTAGCCTCATACATAAACGGGGCCCCTGACGTTAGTATTAATCTATCAGGAAGCCCTGTATTAAACTTATCGGATATCGGAAGAATATGGACCGGGACACCTAATAACATTGCTATCCTGTATATCCTGGCATCCAGCATTCTCTTTACTTTAGATTCGGTCATACTGTTTTGAAGAAATCTTTTACTATCTGCTTAAACACATAGCCGTACTCTTTGGCACTCTTGAACAGAACGTATGCCCCACAACCTGTTTCTGTCCTTTTAATATATGCATTATCCATAGATGCTGGGAACTGTTGAAAGTACTCAGTTGCTTTGTCCAACAGGTACGAAGCCGCGTTCCTATCTAGATTAATATACTTCCCTTTGTATATTCTATAAAAATATAGCACCGTGGTCCCATCAGAGTGTCCTACCAAAGAGCCTACAAAATGCTTCCCAATAAAAGTATTATCCGCGTCCTCCTGTATTCCGGAAGCTTCTCCGGGGTTGCCTATTGAGTCATCACTCACACTGTTGTCAAAAAGATTCTTAAGAAAATCACTCATTGTAATACCTCCAAGTATTTATAATTGCTTTCCGCATTTGACGCATCTCAGCAATATTGTCTAAATATACTATCACATAGGAGCAGGAAAAACAAGGCAAAAAAAAAGTACTCCCGGAGGAGCACTTTGTATATTTAACGTATTTTTTAACTTACTTCTGTTGCTACTTAGTTGTATATCCTATTGATCCCGTTGAGCTACCGGCAGTATCTGTCCCAAACTTGATTTCCATCTTGATTGGTTTAATTCTGTCGAACCGTATAGTGCACGATTCCATTATAATGGTAGATGTTGCGCCAATAGACATATTATGTCCTTGGATGTATGCATCCTCAATATAAATAGCAGTAACGAGTTTGCCAGATGTATCTGCAAACAAAACAGCTAGTCCAAATGGATAAGAGAATAGATCTGATTTACCATTCAGCCATATGTTTCCGTATCCTGGAAGTTCTCCAAAATCTTTATTAGCCAGCGTTGGGAAGTTTTGGTAACCGACGGCGAAGTCCTTCAGTATTGGTTGAAAATCATTTGGGTTACCGCCCCCGTTTCTAAGAGCAAACGGTGAATAGGCGTACAACGACCGCAGTATATTTGGCCCGTTGTAGAAAACTGTTCCGATTGTAGCGGAGTATGATGTTCTAGCTTTCATAAAGTATGAACGTTCCGAACCGATTTCGTGAACCTCCTGAGAAGGCAGAGCTTGGTTAAATCCAAACTGCTGTGCTAGTCCAATTGGATACAGCTTGTCAAGTGCAGTGCCTGCAAGTTTCACGTCAGATCCCAGTGCACTACCAGAAAGCTCTCCTAATTTAGCAGGACCAGCCATCAATAATGTGCTTTTCCCAGACACAAACGAACCCGCTTGTATCTCATTCTGCACATGATCATTTTGATAATCCCACCCGTCACCGAGTGTGGTTAATCTAGGGTTAGTCATAATATACCTCCTTACAAGTACATGTACACATCAATCTCACTCATTGGGTATTTAATACCAATGTTGAGTCTGAGTGCGACGTGGTCGAGTTCTATAGGGTCTTGTACGAGTTCTCTGACCGATGCATACCTGAATACGCCATGCACATCATCAGATACGAAGTCGTTAATGCCCTCAACGATGATACCCAGCCTCTGTAAAAACCTGTCCGATATATTATAGATACCAACAAGATGTTTGAGGTTAGCTCTGTAATACTTAGCTCCCCAATCCACAGCTTTCACAATAGAAAATTCCTGAGTTTTAAGGTCACTTGTGTCGGTCATGTACTGCCGTCTGGCATAAACTGGAGCCTGTACGGAGTCCTGTTGAACTAGATAAATACCGCCTTCGGCGATAGTTCTCAACTGAGATTCATTAAAATATTTGTTCGAGTGCTTAAGTCCTACAAAACCACCACCCATTGCAAGGTTCGCAAACGGCTTATCAGCCTTCTCAAAAGAAGCCTTTCCCGCAAGGTATGCTGCAAAATAGTATGACGGAACATCAACATCCGATCCGCTAACTGATACAACGACTACATCTGGGAATATTACCATAACACGTTTGTCTGCTATAGCTGCCGCATAACTTTTCAAAGCAGTAGCCTGTTCATACTTACTGTCAGAGTAATCATCTATAATAGTATAGCTGATTGCAGTAGCAGTGGTTGTGAACGCCGCGCTCATTACAAGTGTGGTAGCGCTAGTAACGCTTGCAATTGTTTTAGCACCGCCATTTGGGCCAAGTTCAGATATAGAATATCCGATACTAGCTTCTGTTGCTGAAAATACTGTGTCTAGCTGTAGCACTGTAGCAGAAGTAACGGCCAGAACCTGGCGATATCCAGCATTCAGTCCGAGAGGAATCTGTACAAAATCACCAATGGATACTCCATCTGTAGTAAAATCTGCGTCCAAGTCAGTAAACACATCGGTGCTAATTGTAACTGATCCCGCTGTCCCAGTACCTCTGAGATTTGGGTCTATTGTAACAGTCATTCCCGCACTTACGTCAGACAAGAAGAAATCTTGCGCTGCATCGATGAACGTTGAAGTCGTGTCTGCTATAGACCCTGCAACACCTTCCTCAATATAAGTTTCATTAAGTATCAGGTCTACTGTTGATAGAACTATACGCTCTTTTCTTTCCAGCGGGTCTGACATTTGATTCACGTGATCATTAAATATCTGAATGACCGCCGCATCTGATGACAATGGTACCATAAAGTAACATTCTTCAGTTTCCAGGTTGTTCGCTGCTTTTTGGTAGCCAACTTCACTATCTGCATCAATCCCTATTGCGTAAAATGAATATGATGTTCCAAGAGCGCACTTACTAGCTGCGTATGCAAGAGGGTTATCTAAAGAAATAACTCCCAGTAAACTTTCGATTTCGTCAACGTGCTGAACCTCTACAACCTCATCAGATAAGTCAGTTCTAAAAGCCTTATATCCAATGTACATTGCTGTAAAAGGTCGGCTTAATGCGTCGACTAGGCTAGCTACAACAGTGATTCCTGATGCGTCAGCACTAAAACTTGCCGCGGCAATAACTTCCAGTGGTTTGTCTCGATATCTTCCATACACTACAACGCTTTCTGGATCTGGGATAGCTCCGCTAATAAGGTCTGGGTAACTGTATGTAGTTTCCGCAGCAGCGTAGGCACCGGCAGTTCCGTCGGTATAGTCGCGTATTTGGTAGCACGGACCGATTATGACTGGGACTAATTCTGGAAGCCCCAACGATTGAGCAACAGTTTCTATAATCTGGTATACATTTACACCAGTTGATCTTCCTGTAGTTGTCATGCTCGTATCCTCCTTTTTATATACGTTTTCTATTATAGTATAGCATGATATTATAGGTTTGTCACTTAAAAAAAGATAACGCGAAAATGCCCACCACTAGCTGAGTATGGTTTTTACCACTCAGAGCCCCCGGTGGCCAGTAATACGATCACCAAATTTACCGTAGGCATGTTAGCCATACGTAAAAGCTTATCATTAGTATCCACAGGACTCCTGATATTATAGCGAGCTTCTTACTCTTTTTATAAACAGCCACCATTAGCAGTACTACGTTAGCCGCGGGAATACCATATGCGCATAGTAGAAAAACACCTAGTAACCATATAGGTATACCTGGTCCACCACCTCTATTATTCTTTATCTTCATCAGATTACAGTATGGAAAAATATTAAAAAATCTTTTTCCTTTAGAATCATAACTCATAAAGCTACCAATCTTGGGCTTACTGCAAAGCCCTTTATCTCATTTTCACGAATAGTGAAGTTTGAGACTACTTTTTTAATAATGTTCAGGCTACCGTTAATATCTGAATTTATCAGAATTCCTTCTTTAGACTTAAATAATCCTCTTTTTATTCTCTTTCCAGCATACCGTTCATGTCTCCCAACCTGTTCGTTGTCTATAAAACTACACTTGGAGGTGTAGCTCTCTTCCTGAAGAATTACGGACACCCCCTGTAACTTCGCCTTATATTTAATCTGATTTACAAGAAGTGAATGTGGTATTTGAACAAAGTTCTGGTTAGTTTTCTTGCCCAAGGATATTTCAGACTTCCAATTATCATTTTTCCCCACGATTATTTTACCAATATTGTTAGTTAAGCAGAAGTTGATAATAAACTTACTAACTTTGTGTAAGTAATGTTTTATCTTCCTGTTTCTTTTATTAGTTAATTTTCGGGTTCTTAACGATTTTCTTTTACTGTTAGATTTCTCCAGCTCAGATTTTAGTCTACTTAGTTTTTTATTGTAATAATGGTTTATAGCCTTTAGGGGTCTTCCATTTATCAGGAAAAAGTCCCCATCCAAAGTGCTTGCAGCACACAAATTATTCATGCCCATATCAACTCCAAGAAAATTATTTTCATTCAGGTCATTATCTACCTCCTTTTTGACATGTACTACTTCCACTATATAGTGGTCATACCTTGGAATAACCCTAACCTGCCTTAACTCAGTATAGCTGATTTTTGTTCTTATACTAATATTAGACTTAGACAATTTAATCTCATTATATTTAAGAAGATGGCGTTTTCCCACCGCCTGTTTTTCGTAGATAATGATGTTCCTGCCAGACGACTTTTTCTTATACTTAGGGAGTCCGGGTTTGCTGTTATACTTTTCTGGATGCTTTCCCCAATCTTTTATTGCCCTGAAAAAACTAACCCAGTTACCATCCAGAGACCTTAATGTTTGATTACTCACCTTGGCCGGTAGCTGTTTATAATCGACCGTCTTTTTTATTAGATGAAAGACTTTAGTGTAATTTAAATACTGCTTATTATTAATAAATCCCTGTCTGATAATATAGTTGGCAGCATTATACAAATTTTTGGAGAGGAATGACAGGCTATCCAGCTCGTCATATAACCTATGTTTCTTTTTTATAATATGTTGTTCAACTAAATTCACTAATCTTCCTCTTGTATTTCTTTAATAATCTTTTCAGCCTTTCTCTTACTTCTTCTCAGCCCGTACATTCTGGCAGAAAATGAGTAGATTATAGAAACTAAATCTTCCATTAAATCATTTTGTTTATCATCCTGTTTATTTACCGTAATTACTTCTTTCCCAATGTTATTTAGAAGTGTTTCTATATAATTAAAACCAAATCTAGTTAGTCTATCTTTGTGTTCGACAATAAGAACATTCCAACTATCGTCCTTTAACACTTTCTCAAGTTTCTTCCGCTTATCATTTAACCCAGAACCTATTTCTTTAACTGATTTTATAACCTCAAACCCATTAGAAATCGCAAAGTTTTCTAGTCTTTCTTGTTGTCTTATCAGGTTGTCTTTCATTTCATTACTGGGTACTCTTGCGTATACACACGCTTTTTTAATCACACCAACAGTTTTTTCTTGCTCTTCCTCAACCAAGATTGTTCCGGTTATCAATTGTTTTGTGTTGGGAACAAAACCTTTTTTAAAGTGGTTATAGGCAGTAACATAACTTAGATTATGATTTTTTGCATATTCTGATAGTTTAATATATTTTTTCATCTCTCAACCTCTACAATTAGTTTACATCAATACAGTTTATTCGTCAAGCAATTTTTATTATATTTGTGTATTTTTTATGATTTTGCTTTATCTATCAGAACACCTTATTATATCATATAAATCTTTCTTTAGGGATAAAAAAAGCCCGAAGGCTAAATTTATATAATTCGGCTTGCGCCTATTCAATTCGGATCTAAGTCCTTAGCTCTTATGTCCGCCTGAGCCTTACCAGCGTCTTGGATCTTCCCCAAGATATTATTGCCGAGTTTAGTGTCCTCGGTTGGACATTGCGCCGTTCATGCGCTTAGGTACTTGAAGCATCGTAGCTTCGAGGTGCGTAGCTATGTAGCTACTAGCGGATGGTACAAAGGATCCGCTCGTGGTTGGGTACCAATTACCCTACTTCCATTGTCCCCACGTAGGACAGCTGCCTATCACTAAACATACGCTCCCCCGCAGCACGGAAAGACGTAGTACCTACAGTTACTACCGTCGTAGTAACTGTTTCTTATTCTTTTCTTTATACCATATAATACTTAATCTTGGAAATCCTGATCTGCCAGTTCTCTGATGTTATTCTCAGCTTTCGACTTGCCCATGAGAGCCCATATTCCTAGCTGCCTATATACTTTATCTCTTAGTCTTTTGCCGAGATGGGATTCCAGGATACCCCTATCAGCTACACCCAGCAAGTGTACAAGGAAGTCGGGTAGATCATCGTTTGCTAACGCGTGGTATGCCAAGAGTCTGCACTTAAATTCTCGCTGCCTCTCACTGTATGTGCGATTCCATATATTAGTTTTACCCGCTTCTATCACGTACCTGTTCCCCTCTACCGGAGTCCACGCCATTTTGTCTAGTGGTACTAGCAGGTTGGGACCATGCTCGCCTACCTTGACAATTTCCAGTAGACTCTTTGAGGCAGCTTCTTTATCAGGTGTGCTCTTGAGCAGGAACACCCCGACGTCGTACTCTAAGTCAGTGAGTTCTACGAACTTTTCGTATTCCGCCAGGGTGTCCTCGAAATCATGCTTTCTCTTGACGTCAATAGCTAACAGAGGGGTTCCGTTTTTTACTTGGTTAGCCCAGGTATCCAATACTTTAAGGATGCTATCTACCTTACCTTGCAGGAAATACTTCCGAGCTACCCTGCCGTCATGCTGCATAAATAACCCATAGGGTGTTTTTTCACTAGCCATAACCCACGGAGGGGCTGTTGTAAAGTAGCACCCGACGGAACTCCCATGGCTGATGCAAATCTTTCCCAAAAATGTTCCTCGTGCGGCTACCTCGAGTTCATCTAACAAACCCCACGCGGAGGTTGTGATCTTCTCAGAGTCTGTCAACTTATCTATTGTACCGACTAGTTTTGCGAAATATAGTGTGTCCATGATATTCCTCCTATCACTAGCATATTTCTGGTGTGTGTTCGGAAGTACCCACCCACTAGGGAGGGCTACCAACGGTGATATCTTTTTGGTCATATACCCCTCCTTTTGATTGTTACTTATTTATACCTGTTTTTCTAATATACTATAAACGTGGCATAAAGCAATATTACTTAACTTGGAGGTTATTATGAACGAATCATTAAGCAAGGCTATATCGGTAGTAGACGAGCTTTGTCGAACACATGGAACTCAGTTTGTGCTGTGCATTATTGAAGAGGATGCTGATAATAAGAGTCAGCTAATATCGTCTAGAATTAATGTTCGGAGTGATCATATTATGTTGGACGCCCTGCATACTTTGACTAATTGCTGGGCAGCCGCGAATCATAAGGAGACCCCTTCGAAAGTCGGAGAAGCTCCGGTAGAGTAGTATGCAGTACAGGGGCTCACGCCCCTTTTTTTACTATGGGTCTGTTGTTTGAAAAGTCAGACCATTCTCATCTACCTGCTCTATGAACAATTGCCTTAATACCTCCGGGTCCAATTGATATTTAGTCCACTCATAAGGCCATATCATATGAACGTTCACAGGGATAAAATGAGCTAGGAATTGCCTGCCATCAGCCCCCATTAAAGCTTGGTCGCTGCCGATAGATCGTAGCTCCAGGTCATGTATGTTAAATACCGCCTGAACGTCAGTATGAAAGAAATGAAATACAGCTACTACGGCCATGGCTATATATTCAGCTACAATTCTAGTTTTTCCAATACAGTTGAACGTCAAAGAACACTGGACTAAGTCTAGAAATGACTCCTTGTAATTCCTCGCACCCCCCATAAACTGGAAAGTTCCTGATTTCCGTTGGTCCATGGATGTACTCAAGAACGATATAGGGGCTCTAGACATAACTACGATAGGCCTGGTACCGACTTCCTCTGGGAATATCCCATCTTCCTGTATAAGTATTTTTGATTCGGTTGGGCTTGGGCTCCAGGGATATTCAGGGTTATTTTGGAACATCCACTGCAAGCACGATATCCCCACCATTTTCGGAAAAGATACCATATTCCGGTGTGTTTGTTTTACATACTCTATACTCTCTTGTCGCATTAATCAAACCCCCTAAGTTTTACAGTTACTCCGGAATCCCCGAGTTCTTTTGCTATCGCAAGCACTTCTTTCTTCGTATATCTCTCATCCCCGACTTTGTCTGGGAGAAGCATCGGGCTAGCGTTATCCACCAAGTTCTGTAGATAATATGTAGCACCGCCTGACATAAATCTAGCTACTAAAACTGCATCCTCTAGATTGAATCCGCCCTTCCACACGGTAGTTCTAAACTCATAGTCACACCTACCGTTATTATTTAAAAATACCATACTCTCGAGTATTCTCCTCCAAGCAGTTACATCCGGGGAGAACATACTATACTTATCAAAAGATGTTTTCACATCCATGGCGATATAGTCCACCCCATCCATAAGTTTTAGCAGGACTCCTGGGTTTATCCCGGAAGTATCTACTTTGATAGCTAACGGATACCTATCCCTGAGCTCCCTAATAAACGGTATTAACCCTGAATGTAGGGTAGGCTCTCCACCAGATATAACGATAGCCTCTACAAAATCTTTTCTAGAATCCAGCACAGAGTAGATATCATCTTTTGTTAGGAATGTCATATCTTTTTCCATACATGGATCTACGAGAGCACTATTGAAACAGTAAGGGCACCTCATGGGGCACCCATAAGTATACATCACAAACGAAAGTTTTCCAGGGTAGTCTACAGTAGAAACTCCCTGATATCCTGCTATTTTAATCATATGAATACATTCCCCCCACTTATCATCTTCATCCTTAACTCCGTTGCCTGGGACATTGCTTTGTCAATACCTGTTTTCATAAAGTATTTCCCCGGAGAACCCGGATGATGCCACTTACCCCTGGACAACGCTTCGAAGGTAACCTTCCTATAGATCGTTTTAGGAGGACCGCCAAATGTGTTGAATATTTTAATCGGGACGGTCTTCCCAAGTAGATACCACATAGCATGGGGCTTAACCCCGAACTCCTGCGCTGTCGCGTATTGTTTATCTGAATAGATAATGATATATTCGCCAACAACATACCCGTTTATAGAGTTCATAAGTGCTCCCGTAGGGTGTTTAAATATCCCCGAAGCCATTACTTTTTTTATCTCTTCGATACACTTAAACAGCAGTAGCTGCTTATATCTATCATCTGATAACTCTTTATTCTGATATGGTAGTTGTGTTTTAGGTTCTATTACTACTCGCATTGCTCCCCCAGTTTATAGTGGAACATGCGTCCTGTAGATTTCAGGTTTAAGGGCTGGGATATCTAAATCATACATATAAATCAAGTCGCTAATTGACGGGTATCTCCGAACCTGCAATAGTTGGGAGACCATTAAGTCCAGCCGCCTATTCACTCGGATGTTTATAATTTCATATCTATGATTCATAGAATCCACTAACGTGTCCCCCACCTTAACTACAGGATAGTTCATTAGCTTTATCATCTCGTCACCCGGTTCTGTCACAAAATACTGCATTATAGATTTCTTAACAAACGGGGACCTTTTACCTCTTGTTATAACTGGGGTGTAAAACCCGCCATGGAAGCTAGTCCCATAACAGGCTCTACAGTCATCCTCGCTAGAGTGCCCTCGTATCATGTCGCGACACTCGCAAGGGACACCCCAGTCCCTTTTCTGGAGAACATATAATTTGGAACCAAACAACCTTCGATAGCCGATAGACGACGCGCGTTGTATCATACCATATAGAAGGTCTTGCTGTCCGTCCGTATGTTCTATGCACAGCTTGGGGGACTGGTCGATTACCTCATCATCCCTAACCAGTTTGATGATGTAGTAAAATACTCTTTGATATGAAACATTGTTCATACCCTCGTCTAGGTAAGCTGCGGGCCCAGTATCAAGGCTAACTTTCAAATCGTAGGGACCTGCTTCACCACTACTCCTGTATATTTCAACAGTGTCCATGGTTAAGAGCTCAATATCTCGGATACTCCATTCTAAATAAATCGAGTACGGCCCAGTTGGAAGCATTCTCCCTATGATCATACTAGTGACCCCATAAACCCCAGTGCATTCTTTTTGGCCTTAAGATTCCTCTGTCTCCTTTCCCACAAAGTAGAAAAGTACTGCAGAGATTCTGAATAGGCCCTGTCTTTATTCCCATCGTAGTCAAGAGACTCACCTGCGTCGTTATACGCAATCGAGTTCCTCTTGGCTACTAGCTTAGCGGTTTCATGAAGCTTTGTACATACTCCGAAAAATAAAGCAAAAAACGGAATGGTTTCTTCCGTATCAGAACTCTGGGGGGCATATAATGTGTTGAACTCGTCAACTGCTTCATCAATCGCATCCTGCATAGTTACTTCTGAAAACTCAACTGCGTTTAGGATCGCGTTTGCTTCCTCTGTGTCCTTCATCCTTTTTCTTATTTTTTCTAATATACTCATCTTTTAGCTTCTCCGCTACTTTTGTTATTTCGTCTGACGTCTGAAAATTAGATGAGACGATTTTCTTCATCTATTTTTTTCTGTTTCTTTTTTTCTTAACTTCAGGCACGTCTTCCTTAACATCTTCTTTAACTGCAGGCTCTTCTTTAATGCTTGCTTCCATAGCCGCGAGTATGTCTGCTTCGAGTGGGTCTGGTTCTACGACCGCCTCTACATCAGGTACCGCAGGTACTACGGGCGCAGCTACTTTAGGTGCTTCTTTCAATGGTTCTGGGACGGTAGCAACAGGCATTGTAGCTTCAAGAATCTGGATGTATTTGCCTAATAGCCGTTTGTTTGAGGGTCGTAACATAATATCAGCGTCGACTAACTTCTCCTCTAGACCCTTAACTACCGGGCCACCATCTAATACTAGGGTCGCCTCTGACTTATTCTTTACTATAACTTTTTTCATACTAATCCTCCATGGAATTTTAATAATATGATTATATCACATATACGACAAAAATACAAGAAAAAAGCACGAGAGCCAAACCCTCGTGCTTTTTATATATCGCGTTGCGCGAACAGTTTCTATGTGAAGCTAAGTCTTGCAACACCTTTAATGTTAGCAAGTCCAACAGCTACATCACAAAAACCCTTCATTTGCATTTTGTTTTCGAAAGGTATTTCTTTCGTTCTGATTGTCATTGGAGTTACATTAAACATATCACCAACATAATCAGATGAAGCCATACACCATACAACATTATCGACGGTAAGTGGAGAAGCAACAGATGTTACTTTCTTAAGACCAGCGATAGTTTCAAAGTACTTGTCACCCTGTCTAAAAGTTTCTCCAGCGTGATCACCTATATCTGTACCAGTGAGAAGGAATGTATCCCTTGCTCTTGTGGTTGATGTAGCGAGTACACTGGCCAACAGTTTGTTGGCTTCCATAGCGTCAATCAAAGCTTTCCAGTCCGCTCTTGTAGCATTAGCATTTGCAGAAACTACGTTGTTTGCAGTAACTTTACCAATAGCATCCAAGAATAACTGAAGAACAATTGCATCGAGTCTGTCGTTGAAAGCATATACGAAGTCATTCTCAAGCTCCGTAATAAGCTCTGTGTCAGAATGGATATCTAACTTGTCCAAGTCGAATTCATAGACGTCAGTCCAGATTCTCATGATTGGAAAGTAAGCATATTCTCTTCTTTCTCTGCGGACTCTACTATTTCTAGTGAAAGAGCCTTGTTCTGCGGTGGCGTATTTTGCTAGTTTTGTTCTTACGAACAATTCTATGTTGTTTTCGAGCATCCCTTTAAAGAGCTGATTAGCATCATCAACAAGTTCATCTTGTTCTCTGACTTCTCTACTCTTAAGAGTAATATCGTCCCGGACCCTAAAAAGCTGTTTGGCAACAGATTCTTCTCTAATACGTAGTTTTACGTAATCAGAAATCTGAGCTTCGGCTTCTTTGATATTTCCATCAATAAGTGTTTCGCGAAAAACACCAGCAACTTTAACTTTTTCTTCTCGTGTTATATTCATCGATTATGCCTCCGCTGGCAATGTAATGCCGTTCTCAATACATTGGATTTCCATCGGTGCATCCTGCGATGCTGGGAGTACCTGTGCATACCCAAATATCTTCTGTTCGAAAGTAGCGAGGTCCCATTTACCACTTACTAATGTGAGAGCACTTCCTATTGCGTACGTTTTTGCTGCGTTATACACAGTAGTACGAATATTAAGGTGTCCAAATATTTCAATAACGGCAACACCTGCATTAGGCCAAGTACCTGGTGAGTTTGAATCTTCCTCATATACCAAATACGTAAACGGGCTCGATGCCGCGGTCGATCCAATTTTAATGCCTTTTCCAGCGGAATCCAACTGAATTGGCTCGCCTTCCAGAAGGCCTGTAACGCCAGTTGCAAGAAGTACATTTCTAACTCTGTATCTTTCGCAGCTGTTTAAAATTTCCATTCTAGGTTCCATTAATCTTCCTCCTCATTAAACTTATCAAATACAGTATAACATATCTGCCACTACTTGTCAATTCAAATTAACCACTATACTTGTCCAGCCAGTCCGCAAACGCTGGACTACTAGTGTTTCCTAGTGAGCTGGCGTCTACAAGTCTAGTGTTTTCCTTGTCCACGTCCATTAAATCGAAAATCCCATTGCCAATACCATCCCTAAAAGAGGCCAGTTTTTCCATTGGCATTTCTATTAGGTTACTCACAAGGTTCCTGTACTGGTGCTCTGGTGCAAGGCCCTTATTGATCATCTCATTAGCAACTTCGAGAGCGATCTTAGTGGTGTCTTGCACCGGGGGAATGTCCAGTGAAATACTATCTGCCTTGGAAGACGTTTTTATAATACTCCTAATCTCTGATTTAGCGGCCTCTTGCTTCATGAGTCCGGCTACTTTTAGAAGTTCTTCTCGTATATTCATAACTACCTCCCGTAGTAAGGTAACTTTACAACTTTTTGTAGATCTCCAGCATATCCCCGCATCGGTTTGCGCTTGGTAATCCAATCTAGAAGTTTATAGCTAGTTCCGGCCGCAAGCAGTGCCCCGCCAGGTCCTTTATACTTCCATGGTATGTTCTTTAGTTTCTTCGAAAGAGCTGTGAAAAATCGCTTGGTCCATCCGGGTGCTTTCGGCGGGTCCGCTTGGAAATTTCTAGCCGGATTCGGGTCCATCCTTGTGACAGTCTTATCCGCTACAAATGGCTTGCGTTCTCTGAACCACTTCTTTGGTTCTGGCTTAACGTTCTCATACCCTTCCCAAAAGTCCATATCATCTCCAAACATAGAGGAGCCATACCCGACTTTTATTTGTTTTCGTGCAAGCTTTACAAGACTTCGTGCTACTCCGAGCTCTATTGATTCACCAACTCTACGTAGCTGCTCATCCTCATACTGGTACGCGATACTTTCTAATGCTTCGGCCAAAGCATTCATGTCCATTCACAACCTCCGATAACCTAAGACAGGGGAGAAGTACACCCTCTCCCCTGTCTATCTAAGTTAGATTTAAAAAAGAATTACATCGCTGCTGGAGCAGGTGCCTGTGCCATTGCTGGCGCTGGAGCCTGTCCGCCCATTCCTGAAGCTTCCTGGAGTACAGCTTGTACTACCGGATAAGCCTGCGCTAATTCTGCTATTTTCTGTTCGTCAAGACCCGCGAGAAGTTCAGCGATTGCCGCTTTAGCTTCTGGGTCATTCAGAGAATTTGGATCACTGAGCAACTGATGAAGAGCATCCATTATAGCTTCTTCTTCACCACCGCCTGGAGCTCCCTGAGCTGCTGGGTCTACTGGCGCTGCTGGAGCTGCTGGAGCTGCTGGAACTGCTGGAGCTGGTGCTCCCATTCCCATAACTGCTTCTGCAAGCTTTGTGATGAGTAAATCTCCGGCCACATCTGCAAACAATTCTGCTGATTGGACGATAGCCTTTGCATTATCTTCTCCACCGTATGCAGCGTATTTAGACTGGTCAGTCTCCTGCGCTGGTTTAGTAGCTGGTTCAGTAACAACTTCAGTAGCAACTTTAACTGCCGCCATTTTTACTAAATTCTCCCGTACCTGTGCGAAAGTTGGTTTAACTTCTGCAGTTTTCGTACGAAGGATATCATGTACATTAACACCCATTGTAGTATTCCTCCTACCGTAAATTTCCTAATTATTGTACCACGCAGTTCAAGTAATTGTCAAGCAGTATTTTATTATAGGTAATATCTGATTGAGCTACCTTTCTGAGCAGTTCCTTGTTCTGGGATCGTATCGCTATACATATCCCCATCTTTATATCGTCGTCCCACATAGCCGCCTTACTGAGGTCTGTGCTATCCCCGGTAGTGCCTATAAGCATATCCTTTGTAACACTAGCACTCTTAAGCTCGTCCTCTATGTTGACATTACTATACTTCCAGCTCTCCGCACTGGCCCGTTTTTCCCACTGTTTGGAAGTTGGGTCTCTTTTGTAACGTTTCTTCACAGTGCTCCAAGCAACCTTCGAGGCGGCCTCTTTGTCACCCCCATAATAACTCAACGCCGTTTTATAGGTCGCTTCGTATGCTGCTTTCCCGTCTGTTGGTAGCCTGCTTATCATAACTCTCCCCTCCTTTTTAACATGCTATAATATCTCTTAGCGTACTGTTCCCGCAATTCCTGTTGGTTCTGCTGCTGTGGTCTAGGTTGGGGTTCTACCTTAATCTCATCTGATGCAGGTGAAACACCTACAACAGCACCTATCCCTGCCCCAGCGAGAAACACCGCTGCTATATTCTTTAGTAACTCCGCTCTCTGCGGGGTTATATTTTCCATCGCTAACTTTGTGAATATGTCATCCCTGTTGTCATCTGTAAGAATTATTTCATCATACGAAGCCATCTTTGCGGCTACTTGGCCAGCGCCGTAACCCGCTACACCCGCTCCCAGTAGAAGGGACGCTTCATTAAGACCGGTCTTCTTTGCTAACCATGGTGATATAGCAAGTAAGAGCGTCATCATCTTTGGGTTATTCCGAACTAATTCCTGGGTAGGTGTGGAAACACCATCCCGATTAACTTTGTAGTCCAGATACGCCTTTGTAGCGTACGCTACCGCTGGTGGTATCAATACTTTAGATGCAATACCAGCTGTTTTACCTGTCATGTTGTTAAACATTTGAAGACTTACAGCAGCGGGCATGCCTGTCATAATATCCGTATATGTAGCCAACTCAGCTGAGTTGTCATATACTCCAGTATATGGCGTTGTTGCTATATTCGTACCCTGATTAATAACGCGTGCCCCGACAAGAAATGCCAGTACCCGCCTCATTTTAGCAATGTCAAAATAGTCCAGAACTCTACGTAATATTGGGAGCCCTATAACTGATGCACTTTTAACAGCGATATCTGACATCTGGCCTCCCAGCATAAAGTACAAGTTATTCAGTGTGTCCTGTATAGGAGTATGTTCCATAGCATTCTTAACCATTACTTCTTTAGGTGATTTCTTAACCACGACAATCCTTAGTACTCTCGGAGATGCTGACGTCCTATCTTTCACAAAGTCTTTTATGCCGTCTAACTCCGGAACGGACTTCACTACCTTAGAGATCATATCTTTAAACGCTGCAAACTCATCCGTTGGAACACTGTCCACGATGTGTGGCGAGAATGTTTCAGGAGTATCTATGCCAAACATCTTACTTATCATACGGCAAAACTCATTTGGCTTAGGCTTCATACCCATAAGCATCATACCATGAAGTAACGACTCCGGAGACACTCTTTCCATTAACGATTCTACTGGAATATCCACACTATTATCCATAGCGCTGTTTACTAGTAATGCTCCTGGTAGCCACTCTTTGACGTCGTTTGTTACGATTGTCTGGGATGGCACTCTCTTGCTAATAGACGACATCTTCATATCAGGAATATACGCCATAGAAGCTACCTTCTTAACACTCCAGGCCGTGCAATCCGCTGGAACATCTACTATGGAAAGATCAAAGAATATAGGTCGTATATTATCCATCATAGCTTTAGTTCCATCAGGATAAATATGATTTCTCCTAAGTCTTATATGGTCACATCGTCTTTTTCCGTTGTCCGATCTATGCCCGCAAACTGTGCATACATCATACGCTATCTTACACCCCATAGACACTTGTGGGAATATTCCCTTGTCCATGTTTCTAAGCGTTTTGTCATTCTCTGGTTTGTCGTGATCAAGTGTGTATATTACCTCGACCCGACCCATCTGCTCATTGTACGCCACCATAACAACTCTCCCAAAGTAAGGGCTAGTGTCGGTATGCTTATGCCTGCGGAACATTTTGTTACCCATAAAAGTTTTAAAGCCATACTTGGCCTTGGGGTCTGCCGGGTATAGTTCATCCCACCCGAAGTAATCCGCATTGAGGTTGGAACCCCAGAACTCCCCACAACCCATAGCTATTGCTAGGACATAGCTCTTGGTATCCTCGGGCTGTAGGTTCTCGATGAACTCCACAATTTCAGGATGTATCTCGGCACTCTCAGATAAAACAGCCGCAGCTACTTTAACATTCGGGTCGATCAGGTAATTAGCGGGTCGGCCGTCAGGAAGCACACTCGCCCATTGAACATATTTAGTTAACATCGTATAACACTACCTTATGTACATATTTAGTCGCACCTAGCAACGCATTCTCTTTTACTACCCGGTATGGAGAATATACCTTAGTTCTTAGGATATCCTCTATGATTACATTCTTGTCGTTAGTCTGGACTTTATGCCCCTTCTTATCCCTGACAAAATGAGGTCTTGAAAGGACATTCTTTAGAATGTTGTGGATAAGTAGCGTATTTGAGGATACCAGGACAACTCCCTGAACTACCCCTACCATAGCTACCGGTTTTGTTTTTTTGTATATTGTAAACATAGTATGTCTCCTTACCTCGATAGTACGTTAATGCTAGTCATCATTCCAAGAGCATCCAATATCGGTTTGTTTGCCGTCTGGTTCATCTTGCCCTTATCGGACTCAATCTTAGTCAGGCTCTGTACCATCTGAGGTCCCATTCCACCGTAGTAATGTGCAGACTTTACTGCCTGCGACAATGCAGATAGATCCTGTGCCAAAGACGGCGAGTGTATCACAACGCTCTTAACTAAATCAAAAAGAATCTGCCGTGGTATGTCATTCAAACTAGGATCAAAGTTTAGTAGGTTCATAGACAGTTCCAGAACGTCATCGTTCGAAGCACCTGCAGACGAACCACCCGTGATAGACCCTATTACTGATGGTGCCATCGTTAACCCGAGACCAACGCCAAGATTAGTAAGTATACTCTTGAGTCCGGCAGTCTTCTTAATGAAATCTTCCTCACTTAGGATATGCCCCATTTTCTCGTACTTTGGCTCTGACCTGTAGCTATTTCCGTCCTCGTGTGTTTGATATCTGCTATATAATTCGGGATATTTCTCTTCTGCAAAGTTTCGTCTAGAACTATTGGAAACGTAATCATACAATTTTTTACCGAGGTACATGGTACCCAGTGCAATCCCGCTCCCAACAAGTAACTTTTTATTTTTAGACAATTCTGTATCTGCCAACTCTTTGGTATGCATCTTGAGGTCTGTGAATAACTTTTCGTTATTGCCATTAGACTTATATATCATTTTACCAATGTCACCCACATGGGTTCCTTCTGGCATAACCTTAGTAATATTAGCCGCATCTCTAGCTACGACGCTAGGGTCGATGGGTTGCGCATTTAGAACTCTATCAAGATATTTGTATAGCGCCTTCTGGTCTCCACCCTCATGGTTAATGTTATACTTAGAAGCTCCGTAGAGCTCCCCGGCATCCAGGGTCGGGTATACACGCTTCAAGTTTGGGACCACTTCTGGAGAAACCTCTGCATTAGACAATCGGGCCATCCCCCGTATAAAGTCATCTTCCTCTACTGCGCGGCTAGTTTGCATCTCTTGTACTATTTGGCTAACCGATAAATCTGGAAACATGCGCTGGTATTGGCTTACCTGCGAACGTATCCCGTCTTCCATTTCTGCTGCTGTCTTCTTAACCATGTTTCCTCCGGCACTGCTCTTTTTTATTTTAAAATTATTTGTTAACTTTGATATAGTCGGGGTTAATCTACTGGGGGTTCTAGAAGAGAACAGGGACGGCTTAACGCCCGCACTCAAACCCACATTCACTAAGCTGAATAGTCCATCAGCTGCAAAATCAAAAACCCCGAGTGAATTCCGGAGTTTGAAAGTACTTGGTTTTTTTAACCAATTCAGAACCTTCTCCCCCATGCCCTTAGTTCTGAAGCTATCCTTAATGCTGTCAAGGTACGCGGCAGACATGGGTAGGGTTTTACTGATTCCAAAATCGTAGATAGCTGACTTTGTGATGTTAGCCATAAAAATGGTCCCTCAAAATAGATAACTCGTGAGATAATTTGAGTGAGTCGGCGAGACCTTGTATGCACTCTGCATCCGAGTCATCCTCGATAAACACTATGTTAGCCACTTTAGTAGTTATAGTACTGGCGCTCTTATCCAACGCTTCTATTAATATGTGATCTTTAATCATTTCCGGCAGAGCACTACCTACCTTTGTAAGATACTCCTCGGCGTTATCAATCCCAACTTCCTTGGCGATATTTGATATAATATCAATAACCGATGCAGTCTTATCTCCGAGATCCATTCGTACTTTAGCTATCTTAACCGATAACTGATCATACGTTGGTATATCCTCCCGGGTATTTTTAATCGATGCGGTCTTCTTCTCTACCTTATCACTATCTTTTGTAGTGTCGGATACCCGTCGGCTCAAAGGAGAAAGGTTTCCTTCAAGAGAATCCACTGCCACTTTTACTTTGGTTGGGTCCGCTACGGGAAATGCTGTGTACCGATCCTGAACTTTAACCGCAACCTTATTTACCAAATGATTAGCAACCTCACATACCCTATCAATCTTGTCGGAGTTCATGCAGGAATCCTTAGCTATCTTAGTTATGGTGTAGTTCATCTCAACACCATCGTTGAGATATTTAGACGCCGCATGCTCCGCGTGCTTCATTATATCTGTAGGTACTTTCATATTTTTACTCCTGGACTACTTTTTCATATCATAACATATTACAATTCTGTTGTCAATTCTATCAGGTAAAAGAAAGGGGTGGGCCCCTCTCTCTATATTATAACGCCCCACCTCTTTTTTAGAATGTATATATTATACATCCTAGCTCTCCGTAGTACAGGGTACTCTAGTTTGGTTAGAACAAAGTACCCATGGCACTGACTCAGAAGTCTGGCACTAGTAGATAGCTTCTTAAGATAGTTAGCCGACGAAACTACTACATAACCCGTCCCACTATCAGAAAGCAGGTTTAGTATGTTTTGTATTCCATCGGGGTGGTGCTTACGCATTATGCAGCCAAGATAGTCCAGGCTTACTACCGCACTCTGGTTTTTTCTCCCACACGGAATACCACTACAAACAAGACTTGAATCATGTATCCGTCCGCTAGCATACAAATATCCCACAGCCGGATTCTCCCAATTTTTTTCTCGGTTCATAAATCCCTCCTTGGTCATTTATACCAAAATTGTAACAATTGTTACAAAACTATGTGCGATCATAAACAAAACAGGACAAAAATACCCAAACAGGACAAAATGACATGACAAAAATATGACGTTTTTGACAGGGGTCTAGACTAGTCATAGACGGGGATATCAGACTTCTATCAAAACTAGACATGACATTTTGAAAACAAAATGTCTCGCGCTTCCGACCAGTCGTACCAAGGCATTTACTCTCAGACATGACAAAAATGTAGAAAAAAAAATGTACCCCCTTAGGGAAACCATAAAAAAAAATGAAACACTAATTAATAATTTTTTTCAATCCGTACATGAGTAGTTACCATTAATAATTCTGGTATTTTGTCATGTATTCTATTATTATATATATATAAATATAATAGTTATAGTATAGTATAGTAGTAGGTGAGCACTGATTTTTAGACATGACATTTTTGACCCGAAACATGACATTTTTGACCCGAAACATGACATTTATGGGTCAAAACATGACAGAATGATATTTCCTAGTCACCTTCCTATTACTGGGTTAATATATAATATATTATGCAAATTGACAACAAATCTTGAACGTGATAGAATTAGAGAAATCGGTTATGAAGGGGACACAACGTTCATGTATAATATAAAAAGTGCCAAGGAATTTAACGATAGACTCGCTGAGGTATTTGAGAAATACAAGGAAGCAGCGTTCCCAATAACGGACGGTAGCAGATCACTCTCACTAGACAAGCTAAGTATTAATACAAACAACGCGGATGTAATAAACCCTGAAAAATTCAGGAAACTCCTGGAAAGCGATAAGTCCCTGACTGTACCTATTTACGGAACCTTTTCCTTTAGGGTTGGTACTGAGCTAATTGATAAGGCTAAGGTCAAGATTGGGGATATGCCCGTTAGAACAGCTGCTGGCACATATATCGTGGGTGGTACCGAATTCAAGGTAACCAAAATGCTCAGGCTGCGGTCTGGAGTATACACCGAAGTGAAGAAAAACGGGGAGATCGAGGCCAAGTTGAACCTCCAAAAAGGACACAACCTAACAATGTCTCTTGACCCTGTAAAGAAGATATTCACTGTTGTACTTAAAGGCAGAAAATATCCGGTGTACTCGATACTTACACACCTGGATATACCTGATTCTGATATGCGAGAAGCATGGGGGCCAGAACTTTTTGAAGCGAACTCTTCTAGGGGTAGCAAGCATGAGTCTGACTTTTTAAACTTTGCAACAAACTATACATACAAAGCATACAAAGATATAGACGCCGCCGAGGGAGCTGTGGAGGACAGGTTTAACGACACAGTCCTCGACAAAAAAACAACTGAGAAAACTCTCGGAACATCCTTCGAAAAGATGGATGCCAAAACCCTGTTAGCTACGTCATCAAGGATACTCGAGGTTTTCAAGGACAACGGGAAACAGGATAACAAGGATGACTCGTATTTTGCAAAGGCAGTTGATGAGGTAGCCATGTTATCGGACGATTATATACTAAATCCACGCAAGGTCAAGAGTAGCCAGGGTGCGTTAAAAGTTCGTATGAGAACTCGTAAAACTATTAAAGAGATTGTCCCAACTAACTACCTTAATGGGAATATAACACCGCTATTTAACCAGTCGTCGCTTGCAGCCCCTATAGATTTTGTAAATCCGCTAAATTTTATAGATGAGGATATACACTACACCAGGAAAGGTGAGGGTGGTATTGAGTCAGACCATGCTATAACCGAAAAAGCCATGATGGTTTACGGCTCTTCTGCAGGGGTACTGGATCCACTCCATACACCGGATGACGCTGCTGGTATTTCTGTCAAACTTCCTGTTGGAACTATGCAGAAGGGCGATGCGTTTTCTAAGAAATTATATAATCCAAAAACAGGCCAGGAAGAGAGTGTATCTAATGATGACATGTACAAGTACACGATCGCATTTGCAGGCCAATATGACTACAATAAGAAACAATGGCGTGATGACGAGGTATATGCCGTTAGTAAGGGGAGTGAGGATAAAGTTCCTTCTAGCGAGGTGGATTATATATTCAGGTATGCTACTGAGCTATACTCACCATCAACAAACCTAACTCCGTTTTTAAGCAGTAATATGGGTAACAGGGTTAATATGTCCGCCAAGATGGCAGGGCAGACATTACTACTAAAGAACCCAGAAGCCCCCCTTATACAGACACTTGATGACAGAACAGGAACCTCCTTCGAGAAGATTATGGCACGGGATTCTGTCCCTACCGCACAAGGAGCTGGGAAGGTTACTTCGGTTGGAAAGAAGAGCATGACCGTCGAGTATGAGAATGGTGAAACGGAGAAACTACCCTTCTACCAGAATTACAAGATAGGGGATAGTTCTTACGTTACTACAGAAGCATCTGTATCAGAAGGTAGCACCGTTAAGAAAGGCGATAAACTTATGAGGTCAAACTATGAAAAAGACGATACACTGGCTCTTGGCGTTAATCTTAATGTGGCTTATATGCCGTATCATTCTATGAATTCAGAGGATGCTATCGTGCTGTTTGAATCTGGTGCCAAGAAGATGACGTCAGAGCATATGTACAAGATGGAGATTTCAAAAAAGGGAGCTCACTTCGATTTCACACGTTTTAAGAACGTTGCGATGGGTAAGTTATCCTCCCTGGAGACAAGTAACTTGGATCAGGATGGTATTGTTAAGAAAGGGTCGAAGGTTCACGACGGAAGTGTGATCGCCGCATACCTTGTAGAAAAGTCGTTGTCCGAGGAAGACAAGCTTTTGGCAAAAGTGCATTCTACATTGTCTAGTCCTTTCAGGGAAAAGATAGTTAGATGGGAGCATGGAGCTTCCGGTGAAGTTATATCAGTACGCGATACTGGTAAGGCTATTTTCATAGAGGTAAAAACATCCGAGCAAGCAAAGAAGGGTGATAAGGTTTCCGGACGATACGGTAACAAGGGTATAATTTCTGCAGTATTCCCAGATGAGAAAGCCCCGACGGCTCCTAATGGTGAGAAGATAGGGTTGATCATGTCACCTCTACCAGTACAGAAGAGATTGAACGTTGGACAGGAGCACGAAGTTGTTCTCGGCAGGGTTGCGGATGCGCAAGGTGCGCCTATAATGGTTCCAGGGTTTAGCGATGAAAGTTATTATACTTCGGTTAAAAAAAAAGCTGATGAACTAGGAATAAAGCCCAATGAGAAACTCATGGTAGAGGGGGAAGAGACTACCGACAAGGTTCTTTGGGGAAAGCAATATATTTATAAACTAAAATACAAAGAGGATAAGGGGTTCTCTGCTAGAAGTTATTATGGGCCGACAGGATTCGATAAGACTCCTACTGCTGGTGGTAAGTCTGGGGGGAAGACCGTAGGGATGTTGCCGATGTATTCTCTAATGGCACACGGTGCTAAGGCCAACCTCCGAGACATAGCCATATATAAATCACAGGACAACCCTGAATTTTGGAGATCGTATATCACAGGATCACAACTACCTACACCGAGCCCAACTTTTTCATACCATATGTTTATGGACTATTTAAAGGGCGCCGGGATAAAGCCTAAGAAGAGTGGCGATCAGATAAAACTTGTACCACTTACCGACAGGGATATTTTAGGGCAGTCTAAGGGAGAGGTTACTGAGGCAAAAGTGGTAATTGCAAAAACATTGCTACCGGAAAAAAACGGGTTATTTGATATTAAGATAACTGGCGGCACCGACGGAGAGAATTGGTCACACATAGCACTTACACGTAAGATACCTAACCCAGTATTTGAGCCAGCTATTAAGAATATATTGGATATAACCCAAACGCAGTACGACGACTTAGTAGCGGGCAGAACTGAGGTTGATGGTAAAAAATTTGGGGACGCTATGCAGGCCATGCTATCCAAAATATCTCCGGAGGAGGAGCTTGCTAACCTAAAAAAAGAAGCGGCTACTGCAGAAGGTAGTGCGCTGAATAAATTGAACAAGAAGATGAGGTTTCTCAAGAACATGATAGACGGGAAACTCACAGCTAGATCATTCTTTTTACACAATGTGCCGGTTGTACCACCTAAGATTAGGCCCGTGTATCCAGATGATACTGGGAATTTAATTAACTCACCTTTAAATGATCTATATAAAGATTTAATACTATTAAATAATGCATCGAAAAGTAAGTTTGTTCCTCAGCGTGAGCAGGAAAATATAGCTAAGGATATCTACGATCAAACTAAGAGGCTTATGGGATACGCGACTGCCTCAGATAAAGCTAGACTCAACCCAAAGAAAGCTAACCAGAAAGGACTTGTAGAACTAATCGCAGGGGACAGCCCAAAAGAGGGATACTTCCAAAAGAAGATGGTCAAGAAAAGACAGAACCTAACTGGTGCTGGCGTGGTATCGATTGACACTAAGATGGATATAGATGAGATAGGTATTCCGGAAGAGATGGCATATAAGATGTTCGAACCAATGATCAAAAGAAAGATGCTATCTGCAGGTATGACTCCGTTCGAGGCTATGGCTGAAGTGGATAACAAGACCCCGGTAGCAGCCAGGATTCTGGGAAAGGTTATGGACGAAAAACATGTTATAGTTAATAGAGCCCCGACGTTACACAAGTATGGGGTTATGGCATTTAAGCCTAAGCTGGTACAGGGAAAATCTATACGTGTACCTTTGATGGTTGTTAAAGGGTTTAACATGGACTTCGACGGTGACAAGGTACTGGTACATACTCCCGTAACTGCTAAGGCTGAGGCCGAGGCGCACCTCATGCTTCCAAGTAATAACGTAATTCACCCAACTAAGGGGGAGGTTATGAACATGCCTAGCTGGGACGACCTAACAGGGCTGTATGCTATGACTAAGGATGGTAAGAGTACTGACAAGAAATATAAAACGACTACGGATGCTCTCGAAGCATACCTTGCCGGCGATATTTCCGAAAATGATATGATAAAAGTTAAACGCAAAATGACTAATATAGGACGTATCATGGTGAATAACGCGCTCCCAGATGGTGTTGATATTAACGAAGCAGTTACTGACGGATCATTGTCCGCTGCTGTAAAGAGCGTGGTGAAGAATACTCCCGACCAAATAGGGAAGGTTCTAAAAGACGTCAAACTAATTGGAGATACGTATGCAACAAGACGTGGCATGTCTTTGAATTACGATGATTTAGCACCAATAAAAGAAGTCGACGACCTTATAAAGACGGTTACTGGCGTAGAGAACGCTGCTGAGATCCAAGGTAAGATACAAGACGTTATCAAAGATAGAATGAAAGACACATATTACGACTATGTAGACGCGTCGGGGGCAAAAGGACAGTGGGCACCGGTTACACAGATAATCGGTTCACCTATTATGTTCCAGGGTCCTGGTGGATCCGTTCCTCCGATAATATCAAAGGATTCATACGCATCGGGACTCAGCCCATCTGCCTTTTGGGGTATGGGTTATGCTGCCAGGATGGGTGGTGTGTCCAAAGCTAAGTCGGTTGTAGAGCCGGGTGCATTCAGTAAAGAGATACTCGCTGCTTCGTCTGGAATAACTATTACAACCGAGGACTGTAAAACATCAGAAGGTAAAATGTTCCCTGTATCATCACCAGAGGTGCTTAATAGATTTGCAGTACGTAACATCCGGGTGGGTGGTAAGGTTATTCACCCAAAAGATCAGCACCTTGACGCTAACGCAATTAAAAACTTAAAGAATCATGGTATTAGGGAAGTATACGCACGATCTCCTCTTAAGTGCAAAGCTATAAAGGGTATCTGCAGAAGATGCCATGGCTATCTGGCAAACGGGATTCTTCCTGGAAAAGGTGATAACGTAGGAACGTTGGCAGCCCAGACATTAGGAGAGCCTCTTGTTCAAATGGCTATGAGGGTGTTCCATACTGGTTCTACAGTAGGATCAAGTGTTGGGGCTATCGGGTCTTTAGACAGAATAAGGCAGATAACCCAACTACCTAAGAAGATTAAAGATAGAGCTATCCTAGCCCCTAAGGATGGGTTTGTTACGGATATTAATGAATCATCTATAGGCGGCTGGGACGTCAATATAGGAACTAAAAAATTATATGTGCCAGCGGCCGTAGGTCTTAAAGTAAAAAAGGGGGACATGATACATGCTGGGGATTCTGTTAGCTATGGAAATATACATCCAATGGATATTAAGGACATTAAAGGTGCAGACGCGGCGCTAGATTTTATAGCTGATGAGTTAACAAGTCTGTACCAATCTGCAGGAGTTGGGATTAAGAGATCTACTGCAGAAGTAGTTACGAGGTCAATGGGTAAATTTTCCAGGGTGACAGATGCAGGAACATCATCATCAGTAGTTCCTGGAGACATAGTTGACACATCGTTTGTAAACCATTATAATGAGAACTCAGTTAAAGAAATGGATGTAGAATTTTCTGTTGGGAAACGTCTGGCTGAAAGTGTGTCAGGATTTCCTATCAGGTCAATGATAGATGATAAGATGATGGAAGCTCTTCTAAACGAGGGTGTGGAAACAGTTAGAGTGTTTACAACTCCGATAAAGGCCGACAAGGTTATAATTGGAACTAACAGGTCTCCACTTATGAACCAGGACTGGTTACAGCGTCTTGGGTACAGAGAGCTCAAAGGATCGTTACAGAAGGGAGTAGCGTTTGGAGATAGTACTCACATAGCTGGACCAGAATCATCTATGTTTACTAGATATGTTTACGGCCCGTCCGTTATAGAATAAATTTGGAGGAATCATGGGACTATATTATTCAGAAGATAGAAAGCCAGCACCAGCTATGAACTATAAGGTACCGGCGGTACTTATTGCTGTAGGTTCTGCTATAGCTTTGATGGGTGCAGGCGCAAGGCACAAGTTAAAAAAACTTATGCCAGAGCTTAAGAAACGAAGAGAAGACCTTGCAGACATAGGGGCTGAGTTCCTTGAGGCAACATCACGTAATGCAGATGCTCAGAAGATATTTCAAAATGGTCCTGAGGTTATGGCCGATCTTGCTAGCAGGACAGATAAGGCACTCAGAGCGGAGGGTATATTTAAGCAGAATGTGGCTGACATAGAGGATCTGAAAAGTAAAATAATGGCACTTAAGCAGGACGCCGAGCGCCTTCCAACAGAGTCCTATTCACGAGCACGGAGTATGATAAAAGATCTTTCTGACCAAGTTCATGCTAAACAGAATGATATGGCAGATTCGGCCATAAACCTGAAAGCAGCTAGGGGACACCTCGACGATTTACAGGGCACGATGGCCAGAAAGCCCGATTATATGGGGCATGTTAATAAAACTAAAACAGATATGATCAATACACTGAATGAATTTAAACGTAAGGGTTCCGAGCTACAGGAGCTAAGTGACGTCGGAGAATACACATACGATAGAGCAAGATTTAGCGGATTAGTTGGGGGCGGTATGCTGGCCTCTGGGACTATTCTTGGGTCTAGAATGTACTCAGAAGAGCAGAATAACAAGAACTACAAATTAGCTGAGGACACAACAATCAACCAAGCCATGAGGATTATACTTGCAGGAGTAGGGACAACCATTGCTGCTGGGGGGGCTATCTATGCTTATTTAAAAGGTAGGAAGATCAAGGGGTTAGAGAAAGTTCTTAAGGATGGCGCTGCTAGGTACAAAGGCCTCGATGACCAGGTAGTTAAAACTAGGAATATGTGGAAATCAGAACAATGGAAGGCGGAAAAGCTTAATAATAGTAGGGTTAAGGCCAACGACGCTTTTGATAGTGCTAAAAATACCATGCGCAACCTTTCCGACACAACACCTTCGATGGAACAAGGTGTTGCCCACAAGAACCTTGGGACTGCCAGTGATAATGCAGTTGCCGCGCGAAAGGCGATTAAAAGCCACGCTGACGGTGATCTTTCGAGTTCCCGGAAGAACTATATCGACGCAACCGACGAACACTTGCCGGCATTTACTGACCGTGACCGCACTGAGGAGTTGCTGGAGAAAGCTCGGGGTGGCATGGGGTACCCAGCCGCTGCAATAGTAGGCGGTGCGGGGATAGCTGGCTCGGGAGGTTTCTTCCCGGATACTTACGAAGAGATAGAAAAGAAGAAAAACAAAATGAGAGTAGATCAGCTATTCTCACAACCATTAAACTTAACTAACGCTAGCGTAAGACCGATGGTCCGGCGCCGAGTTAGATTTTAAAAAAAAAGGAAGGTATGTATTATGACTAGTAAGATTAAGAAGGCAGAATGGGTTGTTGGGGATTATGCAGCAGCGGGACTTGGCGTAGCGGCTATGGCATCACCGCTATTGGTTGCTGGCAGGTACAGCGCATTGCAGAAGTATTTAAAGAAAACCATCCGAATGACGTCTCATAATTTAAGCGGGTTAGGAGATGAGGGCAACAGTCTTAAGAAAATGATAAGTGGCGTAGAGAATCGACGAGCAACTATGCACACAGCGGCGGAAGGCGCAGCTATGAAAAGTATGGGTTTGAGCCCAACCACAAAGACTATAATCGATCCGAATAGCAGGCTTGTACACCACGGGTTGGGACGTGAAAGAGAGCGAAAGCTGTATGATAAAACCAAAGGTATCTTGGATAACAATCCAGAAAGTCGGAACGCTGGCGAGGTTGGAAATTATCTCCAGGGACGTCTAGACGTTAATCAAATAAGGCAGGACGACGCCACGAGTTTAATAGGTAAGTCTACTAAGCGACTTGATGATTCAGATGCTTCGTTAGAGATGGACCTGATTAAAACAACCGGAGGACTTACAGGTGCAGCTGCACTTACTAATATTCTGTTCGGCAGTTCCGATGAAAAGAAAACAGCTGAAAGATCTCAGGGAGATAACGATAGATATCGTGATGATAGAACATTCACTGATAGAGCTCTTTCTATGATTATCCCAATAGGTGCTCTTGTGGGTGGAGTTGCGTTTAGAAAGTGGTATGCTAAGCAAGAACCTGCTAGGCTTCAGAAGTTAATGGGTCTTGCTGAAGATGTGGGTACCGCTGATAGAAACTTTAGGAAAGGTACAGGAAAATTGGATGGTTTCTCAAAAACAAGAGCTAGCATAACTAAAAAATTGGATCCTGAGAATCTGACACTTAATAGAGGCGTATATACCGATGCGCTAAAAGCTAATGAGTCCCGAATAGACTCCCAGATATCAAAAAACGAAGCGCTAGGATCTAAATTCACAACTGCCAAAAAAAATCTCGGTACCCAGGCGATTACGAACAAAATAACCGACGTAGCTAGTTACGCACCCGGAACATTCGGCGGGATAATGGCCGCTTCTTCTGGATATGGTGCACTTACGGATCGTAGGTAATACTGATGGTTAATAGCAGATAAGCACAGGAGACAAGCACGGGAATTAAGATAGCAGAGATACTTACCAAAAATACTACCGAGGTAACAATGGGTCCTCCTCCGAAAAGAAATCGGAAGGAGTACCCATTTATCGGTACGGTAAAACGACATGGCATTACTATCCACGTAGAAAATAAGCCCGGTTCGAAAAGACATTGGAAAGGGGGCTTCACCATGATGCGTAATCATTATGGTGAGATTCTCGGAAGCAGGGGTACCGATGGCGACAAGCTTGACGTATACGTCGGACCTGTTGAAGAGCCTAAGGAAGTCTACGTGGTTCATCAGAACTTTCCAAAGACTGGTAAGTACGATGAGGATAAGGTGATGCTTGGGTTCAGCACACCTATCTCCGCCAAGAATGCGTACCTTAAGCATTATGATTCACCTAAATTCTTTGGGTCGATGACTATCATGTCTATCGAAGATTTCAAGAAGAAGTTATTCGGATCGCTTAAGGGTGAGAAGGTTGCGGAGGCCCTTCCCGTGGAAGAGAAGGTAGCCAGCATCCAGACATTCATAGATAAGATGTCGGTAGACGATGCCGGGCGTTATACTAAGTACTCGAACTCTTACGCAAAACAAGTAATGCCAGGAATAACTAAGACAGTAGACGAGACAGTTGCAAGCTCTAGGGGTGACGCATATACACGCCAGAACATATATGATATACTAGGAAGATTAATAAAACGAACGGAAAATACTACACATAAATTACCAGGACATGCAAACCCACATTCACATATACATAAGGTTTCGAGTGTATCTCGGGAGGGGTTAGAGACAACGGCAATTGAGAAGATTGCAGCGCTAACAATTGAATCCCCAACAGCACTAATTACCATGTACAAAAAACTGGTAAAAAAACAGTTCTCAAGAAAGGCGATATTTGACGGTGGTACTATCGAGCCGTCTAATTGGCAAGAACGGATGGCTAACGAGTTGAAATTTTATGCAATGTCAAAGGGGGACACACTTACGCCAGAGATACACTCTAAGGGAAAAGATTGGTTTAAAATGACCAGGGCTCCCGGGATGAGTGTTGCGGACATAATTCAGGGGAAGGAGGAAAAGATGTACGAGCCTGCGATAAAAGGTCTTGAGGATTTGCGAGGGTTCTTAAAAAAGAAACAAATAAGTCACAATGATATTCACGGCGGGAACATATTTATATCCGACAAGGCAAAACCCACCGTAATCGACTGGGAGTCATGGTCTCCAGAATATGACAGGTTTCATTTCGATAGTGATCAAATAGACTCTAATATATCTACGTTAAGAAAGTTAACGAAACAGTCTTCGAAGGATAGCACTGTTATCGAAGGTCTAAACGACGTACTCTCACACAACAAGGTTGCTGCTGAGATAAAAGCTGCTGGAAATATGACACTCCCAATTACCCCTATCGGCAATGCCGGCATTGGTAATATTGGAAACAGCACCGGGAACACTTTCAGAAACATATCTAAGCTCGTGACTGCACCAAAGGAAGGGGCTACGTCTATGAGTGATATGGCCAAAGTACCAATCACACCTGCGACAATAACAACGCCTGGAGCACCCTCTACCATGAATAACAATATCGCCCAGGGCGTGCATGGCATAGGTGCTAATCTTCATAAGATGTCGATGGTTTCAACTCCATCAGGAACAAGTAGTAGTACAAAGAAGATAAAAGGTGTAGTAAAACCAAACACCGATACCAAGGTTCCACTGGAGAAGGTGCCGGAACCGATAACACAGGCTAAGGCATTGAAACCGTTTGCTCCAGGACCTACCTCCGTAACTAAGGATACTTGGAACGCTAAGAATAAGATGGCTTCGGTGTATAAGTTGTTGAGTATGTGTGGTAGACAGTCATGATACCCAATACAACCAAAATAGCCGCGAGTCGATTGTCAAAAGTTGTACGGTTAATGTAATAAGGAGAGTTTACGAAGTTAGACATACAGACATGTCTACGTAATAAAAAAGAGGCCCCCGGGCCTCTTTCTTAGTTTAATCGTATTGTTTTCTCGGTGTTATCTCTGAAAAAAGTCCAACCAGCAACAATAAACAAAGATAGCATAGCACCACACAAAAGATATCTCATGATTCACCTTCCTTATTTTTTATCTATCTTTTTATACCCCAAACAAGGTATATATCTATTCTCAGCTTGTAGGGTATCTTCGAGAAACCCTTTACTTATGTTGGTCATACCTATCAAGCATATTCCACTCTGCATGTTGGCACATTTCCAACATCTCTTAGGCATAACCGTCTTAGTTTCTCCCCAGGACGGACCAATCTTACTATCAGCTATCATAGGCACAACCATTCCTGGAAAGGAACTGGCACCGAAACACATCTCCATCAGCCCAATAACTTCCTCCGCATATTTTGCGTCGTGTAGATCTATTATGCAGGAGTCATGTACCTCATTAATAAGGGAGCATGGTAGATCCTGATCTTCGATCAACTTCGTAATTTTGTTTACGGTCATTATCTTAAGGTCGCTTGCTAGAACTTGTATGGGTGTGTTGATAGCTTTGTTCATGGCACCTTTATGCTTTGGAGAATTCTTGTCAGTAGCCCCCATAAGAACTCTCTTCCTACCCATTGGTGATAGAACGTAACCGTTGTTTTTCGCAAACGCACGGTATTTTTTCATGTACCTATCTACTCCGGGGAATCCTTTGAAATACTTAGTGAGGAGAACTATGCAGTCCTCAACTTCATGCGGTACATCTATCCCTTTTTCAGCACATACTTTCCGTAGATTGTAATGTAGGCCATACTCTGTCATACCATAGAACAAACCGAAGTTGATGACTTTACCGAACTGGCGTAGTGCCTTGGTTATCTCCGACACGGGCAAGTCCAGCATATAAGATGCAGCAAGTTTATGTAGGTCGGGGGAATAGCCAGCATCTGCCATCTGCTGCAAGTACTCGCGAATCATGTTTCTATCACTCGACACAGATGCAAGACATCTAAGCTCGGCCTGGCTAAAGTCGCTCTCTATTATGAGACCGCCTCTGTATCTCGACACCACCATCTTTTTTACCAGGGCAGCAACCGGAGAATCTCCACGCGGGAGGTTCTGAAAGTTTGGGTTACTTGACGCTGTTCTTCCAGACGCTGTTCGGTACAAGGAGTAATTTGTGTGTACAATATAGTCCTTAGTGGACTTTTTTGTTGGGATGGATAGGTAGGTGCTTTTTATCTTCGTGAGAGCTCGCCATTCAAGTACCGCCTCTGCAAAATCACTACCGAGCTTTGTTGAGAAGATATGCAATGACTCTTTATTGAGAGATGGCATTCCCGAATCCGTTTCCTCTACGGGGGAGAAGCCAGACAATTCAAACAACACATGCGCTAGGTCTTTGTTTGACCCTGGGTTGATCCTTGGTTTCTTGCTGCCAACCAGCTTCGCTTCTTTCTGAATACGCATGTAACTACTTTGTATTTTCTTGTCTATGCCGCTACCAGATGCTGGTATAAGCTTCATACCTCTGTTTTGCATCTTGGCGTATGAAACCACCGCTGTTGTAAGAACATCGTTGTAGAACTCCCACGCATGTTGTATTCTTGGTGGGTAGTACCTAGCGTTCATCCGTGTTGCATTTATGTCATGTGCGAGGTACTCCTCGAGTCTAGGCCATGGTATTAATTCATAGCTTGGGTAAAGATGTATATCTGATTCCCAGTCAGGGTAATAGAAATTTCTTCTAGTGTTCTCTTTCAAACCACCATGTCCGGGGAGTTGTCTTTCAAGAAAATCCTCTAACAAAATATCCCTGGCTTTTTCCGGGAAAGGCATGTTGAGTGCTCTATTTAACCATTGCAGATCAAACCCTATGTTTGCCCCCACTACCTCCCTACTTAGTACTGTTGGCAGAATCACGTCATACAGCATTGTCCCTACGTATTCTCTCTGGAAATGCTTGACAGGGAAGATGTATATGTTATCATCTGTCCCTATCCCTATGGCTGTTATTATAGGTTTCTTTATGTCAGCTTTGAACATCTCCTGTTCGAGGTATACTTCTTTATCTGTTATTCCGTACAGGACGTCCTTTAGACCGTTAGTTTCAATATCGAGCGCCACTATCTCTGATGTAAGAATGTCATTCATTACATCAAGGATTATTGGCTCCAGCTCCGAATCGGATGATATCACAGTATATTTTAGTTCTATGGGCTTCATCTTACTAGGGTCTTTTTTAACTACCATATCGGATATCTCGGGGGAGCTCATCAGCATAGCAAGACCAAGCTCCACAATTGCGGGTGTTCCGTTATAATCGTATATTATACCATGATTCTTAAGGTCGCCTCCGATAGTACCTATGAATTGGCTAACAGCTTTTGAGCCGCTAACGATTATTTTCTTGTAATTAAACTTTTCTATGTACTTGTTTATTAGTCTCTTGCAGTGAGACATGGCACCTTGTTTTGGTATCTCCCCTGGATATTTGAGACCGCACATAATATGTGGAATTACCATAGCCCCGGGGTAGAATTTTTTAATGTATCTGTCATATTTGAAACCACCCATTTCGTGGTCCGTCCTAGCGTCTACGATTACCAGAGTATCTGAGCATTTAATCTCCCGCTCTTCGTAAAACCGCACCCTATGGTGCTTGTTGTACGGGCAACCGTTGCAGGCTACAGGAGAAGATTCCTCAATACTCTCAAATAAACTTCGTTGTATCTCCATTTATGGCTCCTAAGTATAATGTTATGCTTTTATACCACCTTAGCCACTAGGCGGTTTAGGAGGTGTACTGGAAGAAAGAGTGTTCTCGGATAAAAGCTGCTCACGGGACTTCCGTACCATCGCATCAGCTAACGTTACCGCCATTCTTTTAAACTCTCCAACGAATATATCATCTTCCCCAAGCCTAAAAAATTCATCCCACAAGGTGCGCTCTGCCTCAGCCGAACTATAGAACTTCTTTCCTTTTACAGCACGTATAACCCGTGGAAGGATGCTTTCACGATAGTGGAAATTAAAAAAATGTATTCCATCGATGGTTGCCAGGGTATGCCGGGGCACGGTGGCCCCAGCATCTTTCGCATTATCGTGCACTTCGACGTACATGGAAATATATTTCACGTACTCCGGAGCACTGATAATCCTGACAACTTCACCATGGTGTCTTGCGTATTTTATGTACCGCATGGTTTCTCCTACTTAAGTATTTCTCTGATTGTCTTTTCAAACTCTTTTGTTTCTGATGCACCGATAAATTCTTTTGTGTACGCCAGCTTAGCTGCGTCCCCAACACTAATGCTGAGTATATTTGCTATTTCATCTTTGTCGGCGTACTTCAGTACAGCTGCTATAGCGGCGGGTTTATCCGTAATAACTCTCTTCTGAGATGTTACATATGTGAGATCCCCGGCGTCAGCTCTTGCATTCAATGCAACTGCTAATCGTGACTTTAATCTGTCAGCCGCGGCCTTATGAACTGTGTAGGCACGGCATAGTGATTCGTAATCTGCTATATCTTCCATTAAACCACAAGCCTCTGCGCAATCCTCAAGAACTGGGCAGTACACACACGTATTAGGATTAGGAGTCTTCGGGAAATCTATCGCATTTTCTATTATTTTATAGTAATTCAGATATTTGCGATGAAAGTCGGGAAGCTGCTCTCTCGAATACGCCTTGCTTGGAGTTACAATGTTTCGCCCAATCAACCATAGCTCTACATCTACATACTGAGCCCATGGGTATTTTGCGAGTGCCATCATAGCATACATCTCAAGTTGGATACCAGAGTCGTAACCGAGTTTCCACGTGACCTTATAATCACGTATTTTAATTCTTTCATCATCAACTTTGGTAACGATATCGATAATCCCCCTACACATAACGGTGTTATCAGCCTTCCCGTTCTCAAGGAAGTACGGGACAACCTCTAGCCTGTGATTAAGCGCTATCCGAAGTTCCTGTCCTACAAGAGAACCAGGTTCTAAATAGCACTTCGAAGCAATAGTATCGTAGAAGTCCTCGGCGTATTCAAAGTCCATTGGCCCATACTGTGTTATTACCTCATTATATATCTTTCGAAGCATTAACATATCCGATCCGATACCTTCAGCAAGCAGATAGGCTACGTATAGTTCAAGAACCTTATGCCACATTCTACCTACCGCAGCAAACATAGAAGATCCTGAGTCTAAACCCAGGACCTTCTTAACAAACCACGCATAGGGGCACCAAAGGAATGTATTCAGTGCCGAAGGAGATAGCGGGTATGCTATCATATGGTTACCTTAGCCACCTTCAAACCATTCTTAAGTGCGTTCTCCGCGCCTTCTATCTTGGAAATGGTAACTGCTTTTTCCGCAACTCCCTTGACAAATGATACTATTGTTTTGAGCTTAGGTTGATCCTCGTATTTAGCTACAAGTGCTAACAGGGCTGCCCGTCTAGTCTCAAGTTCTGCGTCACCGCCTGCGGGGGCTCCTGCTGCACCGGTCGGAGGAGTTACTTCTTCCTTAACAGGAGGAGTTACTTCTTCCTTAACAGGATGAGTTACTTCTTCCTTAACAGGAGGAATTACTTCTTCCTTAACAGGAGGAGTTACTTCTTCCTTAACAGGGGGTGTTTCGACAGGTTTATCGACAGGTTTATCGACAGGTTTATCGACAGGTTTATCGACAGGTTTATCGACGGGTTTGTCAGCAGGTTTTGCTGTTCGTTTTCTTATCTCACCGATAACAGTCTGCAGTTCGTCCACAGTCCAATCCACCGCCGTGCCTTCGAGGCCGTACTGAGCTTTTATCTGCTTAGCTATTTCGATGTTCTTGGCTCCCCAAGCTTGAACTTTTGCACATAGTGTGTCGACAAGGGCAACACTCGGACCTTCTGCGACGGGTTCTTTTGGAGCCTCTTCATTACCAGTCTCAACTTTATCGCCCGTAGTTGCTGGGTCGATAACGGGTTCGCTAGTTGTCGCTGCAACTTCCTTTTTAGCCTCAGGTTCTCCCTTCTTCTCGTCAGCATCTACCGCCCCTTCTTTCTCTGGAAATAGTTTGTCTCCCAAAGCTTTTATAGCCATGGGCTTATCCATCTTAGATGTATTACGGAATCCTTCGCGTGTAGCTAGCTTACGCAACGCTTTTACAGGCATCCCCCCTAGTTCGGCGAGCGACGTTGGGATCGGTGGTATAGCGCTTTCTTTTTCAACGGGTGGGGTATTCTCTCCCTTAAGTGCAGCAAGGTTATCAAGACCTTTCTTCTTAGTGGGGTCTACTATTTCAGAGTCTATAGTTTCGACTTCAACCTCAGGTGCATTATCTATTGGACCTTCCATGGGAGTGCTTGCCGCTTCGTCAGTATCTTCGAGGATATAATCATCCTCATCTGCCTCATTAACAATGTTAATATGAGCTTCCTGAGAACTATCGAGCGAATATTTTGCAATCATATTATCCATGCTTTCTGGATACTTGATGCGCATTACGTTCACAGCCATTTTTGATCTGCATACGCGACCTGTCTTTGGGTCGGGCATTATGGGATGCTCTTTGCCCATGTACATTACGAGGGGGATCCCCCAATACCTGCCCAATTGGCTCTGTACCATATGCAGCTGGTCGAGAAGAGCTGTGTAGCTCATCACACCAGTATCAATCTGGTAGTATCCAATTCTGTCAGAGGCGGGCACTAACACCCGTATGATGGCTTTCTTAGCGCATCCACCATTCTGCTGCTTATAATACTTACAGTCGTAGTACTGGCAGTCAATTTCTTTCCAAGTACCATCCTCCAATTTCCAACGAGCGTCCACCCCGTTTCCCCAGCATCTCTTCTCCCCGTTGCCCTTGTAGAATTTAAGGTGCAGTGAAAGAAGATCTTCCAATGGTACATTCGGGAACATGATTGGAATCTCTTTTACATTCACCGGGCCTTCACTATCGATACCTTTCATAGAGAAAAGTTTCTCTAATTCCGGACACCCATTCAGTACGAAATAATCGAGGGCCACCGGTCTATTACCCCTCTTTTCACCCATTCGTATCTTCCCGAGCATCTTAAGTCCAGTTGTGTTCACTTCCAAATTTTTCATTCGCAATCCTCCTAATTTGATGATTATATCCTAGCTTATTCTACGATGATAATCAAGGTATTTAATATTTTTTTATACCATGTTTATGAGTTTAACACGGCCTATTGAGTGGACATCTTTGTTCATATTAACTCTCTGCAGACAAACCTTGGAAAACTTCTCTTCAAAAGTTCCACGACTAAATAATGTATATATGTGACATTCTTTTGTCTGGCCAGTACGATGTATTCTACCATCACTTTGGTAACTATTTTTAGCTTCTATGGGTATAGTAAACTTTATACTAATATTGGCGAACTGCAAGTTTAACCCGGAGGATATTGTTCCATAAGTTGCGACTATTATCCGAGCATCTCCGTCTCTGAATTCTGCAATGGCCGCTGAATGATCCATACCACCGTGTGTAAATGTATATTTCTCACCCTTGGACGCCAAGTATTCGCACACCATTCTGACGTTCTCCTTGAAGTGACACCATATTATAACCTTGCTGTCAGGATGCCTGTCAAGAATATACTGCAGAGCCTCAAACCTAAATGGGGTAGGGTATCTAGTTATCTCGCCGGTTACCCCGTCAGATAAAAACCCAGTAGCTATCCTGAATAAATAAGATGTCTGCTGTAGGGAATTGACCAAAAGAGCATTTCTTGATGGGAGTTCAGCTATCATCTCTTCCTTTGCCTGATTATATGCTCTCTCCTGAGCAGCACTCATTTCAACTGGTATATCGTGGTAGTGTAGCGCTGGCAAGTTAGCTGGTTTTTCTCCAACTGCTGCAAAAGGGGCTATAAATCTGGTCCGGAAGTCGTTACTTAGTTCTAGCTTAGGTAGGTGCACTTCCCGATCTTCTACATTTATTTTGAAATAGTACCTCTGATATATTTGATCCAAGTATTTTATCGGGTATCCATAGTAAGCTAAAAAATACTGGGTATACACGTCCAAATACTCTCTTGGCATCGGGGTTGCGGTTGCCATGTAGAAAACAGCGCGGGGATAAAACATCTCTTTCATTCGAATATACCTTGTTTGGGCAAGTCTATTCTTTATGTTGTGAGACTCGTCACATATAACAACATCCGGGGAGTAATCATTTATCCACTCACCAAAGAACTTCTGACTAAGGGCATTATAACTGACTACTATGTTCCTGTGTTCCTTTACTTGGTTGATCCTGGTTTTACCAGGTTTGGATCTATCCTTGTATGTCCCCAAATCCAACTCTGGGAAGAACTTGTCTCGCTCATATAGCCAGCTGTAACGTATAGCGTTACGAGTAATTACCAAGAACTTAAGGTCAGGTCTGCTGTTCATTAGGGTTAGACACATAGCTGTTTTACCGGTGCCGACATCTGAAAAAAGGCACTTCATTTCTTTTGCGGCTAGTAGCATAATATTCTTCTTCTGCTCGGGGAAGGGTGTGAGTGTTGTGCTATATTTTATGTCCTGCGGAAGGACCAACGGCATGAGCATGTTTTCTGTAATACACATAATAGCATCCAGTAGTTCATCAGAGATGTCCCATCCAAGTTCCATGACCTTGTTCCCAGAGTGATATGTTAGCTCTACATATGATCTACCCTTAAAAGTACGTTGTGGCAATCCGTAAAAGTTCTCTATATCTACACTGTCTCTTAACAATATCCACTTTGTTTTTCCGTTTACCAGTTGTGCTCTAACTGCCATAATGTATTAATATCCTATGTATTAGTATTTCTAGATCGTTCATGAAATCCTCCCTTGCTCCAAAGTTGTATAAGGAAAAGAACGGTTTCATATACTCAACCGCGTCTACTTTTTCCAGGTAGTCGTCCATATGAACCGATATAAATAGATATCCGTTGTTAACTAGGTATTCGTACTCGCGCTTAGTGTGCACGTTATCTATAATATATGATTGTGTAGAAGATTTGGTGGTACGGGCATCGAAGGCCTTTATAAAAATATCCTCACCCAAATATTCGTAGGCGCTCTTTATCATGCCATCTATCTTCTTCTGCTTAGTTACCCCCAGGTGCTTCAGTAAAGCCACGACAGGGTAATGTAGATCATACTTCGCTATCCGCATCCCCTTCCCAGTTAGCCTGTTGTAAAAGAATTCGGCAGCAGTAGTCTTACCTACTGATCTGTGACCACATAATGCTATCTTAATCATTGTTGTATCTCCCTAGTAAAAAAAGAGGGGAAACCCCCCTCCTTATTAATATATTGTTTTTCTAAGTGTTGGGGTGTATCTCTTATCGTTACTCCCGTATTTATTTGTAGCGGCCGGCATCCATGTTGCTTTCCTAACTTCGGTATCCGTACCGTACAGAAAAACATGGACATGCCCCGCGTTGTCAATGTTCATTTCAACCTGGATAGGTTCTTCTAGATCGCTATGAACCTCTACTACAATTTTGTCTGTGGTTTTGCCATCATCCACCTGGTTTTCCACCGTAGATTCCTCTTGAGCTCGGATCGTCGGCCTCATTATCTCAACGTTACTATTAGCCTTCTTAGGCAAATAATAATCCCGTATCTTTGGGAAATCGTCCAGATCTACGAACAACCTTGCAGCTAGTGCGGTCATAACTTCCTTTGGGGCTATGAGATGTTCCTCAATACCCTTCTCGTAAGATTGCAGGGAGGACACCTTTAATCCTACGAATGCAGCTACGTCTGCTATCTTTGCGTCCTGCTCTTTTCTTTGCCGCCCCTCTCTTAATTTCTTTAATGCAGGGCCAGGGTGCACATCCTGGAGCTTCTTTATTAATTTCCAATACCATACCTTTTCTGCCATAATAGCCTCCTTTTGTTACTTGTTTATACCAGATTTCATGTGCTTCATCCGGTTATACAAGGTGGGCTGATGCTCTTCTATGAGGAGAATCATAGCTTTGGCGGTGTCGAAGGTCTCATGCATTACCTTTCCCGATATCAGGTTTTCGTAGTATCGTAGTCTAAAGAAATTCTGGAAAGCTTTGACATCACCCATAACCCATAAGGTTGTCATTAGGGCATACGATGGTAGTACGTCTCTTGCATCTTCCGGTTTAATTCCCAACTCAAGTAACCTCTGATAGGACTCGATTCCACTTCTTATCTGACTCTTTGCCATGTTCCGGGGGACCTTCTCGTTTATATAGAAATCGTACGGTTCTACTTTGGTGTACCTCCGACTAGTTTGCATAAATGAGAAGTTTCTATGCCGTACTATGTGCCCAACTACCTTTAGTGGTATTCTCAGTTTGAAACATGCTATTGTATCTTTATGGGCCTGTATGATAGAGTTATACTCTTTAACTGCTGCTTTGCCAGTCCCGTCCATACCTTCACCAAATGTTTCAAATTTTATATTCCTGTATGATTGCTTGATACCCGTACCAACATAGTTACTACGGATAAACTCTAATGGAGTCTCGCATTTCTTGACAAAGGTGTTATACAACTTTTCCTTATTAAATCCTGAGTCTGTCTCGAAGCATGCTGTAGATACAAGTGTGGCTGCCTCCATTCTGCTGTTCTCATTAAAGTTGGCATCACTGAAGTCGAACAGCTCAGCAGAGCACTGGTCTTCCAGAAACCCCTTGCTACCTACGTATTTTATATAATCTAATTGCGGCATGTTAGTCCCCCTGTGTTATTAATCTTTTTCATTTAGTAGATAGTAGCATAACCAATATGGCAAAGTCAAATTATAGTTGACAAATTAGCTAAAATCGGGGTACTATGTATATTATGGGCACTTACTCAATATCTAAATTTTCCGAATTAGCGTTCACTTCTAAAGGGGAGCCGTTCAGCTTAGCTAAGCGCCCATGGTGGCAGAGAATATACAACGTAAACCACCCAGATATAATAGTTATGGGTGGTCGGCAGATTGAAAAATCCACGTTCATCGGCAACAGACTGACCGCGGAGGCGTGCCTTACAAGATTAAACTATATCTATGCAAGTGCTACGAATAATCACGTAAAAAGGTTCCACCGAGACAGGCTAACTGACACAGTTTACGGTAACAAGTTGATCCGCGTAAATTTCACAAGAGCCTCACATTGTGTAAATTCCCAATCCATGATTCGATTTGCGAATCTGTCGGCTATAGATTTAATCACACTCAGGGGAAATGGTGATACTGCTCGTGGTATCCCTGGGGATAGGCTATACATTGATGAAATGCAGGATATAACTTCGGATGCTATATATGTTGCAAACGAATGTCTGTCTCATGCCAAAGACGGTGGGGTAACCATATACACAGGAACCCCAAAAGCAATAGATAATATATTATCCACCACCTTTATGAATAAATCCACTGCTGAGGAATGGGTAGTTGCGTGCCATGTGTGTGGGAAACATAATATACTAGGGTTACGAAACATCGGACGGGCAGGCATAATCTGTAGCAACTGCTACAAAACTTCTAAAAGAACAACAATTTTAAACGTATTAAACGGATCGTGGCAGGGGAGATATCAACTGGGTGAGACTAGATTCATGCGTGGGTTTAGAATGCCGCAGCTTCTCCTTGCAGGAATCATGGACGCAGATAGGTATCTTAAATTTTACATCAAGGTGAAGAATACCGATCGGGTAACACTTTATAACGAAATATTAGGGTTGCCCTTCGACTCCTCTGAGGTACCTCTAAATGAAAGAGATTTCGAGTGCGAGCAGTACGACAATTGCCCGATTGACCAGATCCAGGCAAAATATCACATGTACCCGCTGTTTGCTGGTATTGACTGGGGTCTGGGGACGGTGTCATTTACAGTATTTGTCATAGGGGCCATTGTAGATGGTAGGATGAAGATTGTACATCTTAAAAAGTACATGAAAGGCAAGGACATAGACCAGAACGCCCAGCTAGATGATATTTGTTATAGGCTTGGCATGTTCTCGTGGACCGCCCTTGGAACAGACTGGGGTGTGGGCGCTGGGTATCAGAACCCAAAACTAAAAAAAGTATTTGGGGCTAACCGGGTATTTGAAGTGTACAATAGTGGGACACAGATATGCCCCCTAAAGTACAACGGTAAAAAGAAAACATATACTATTAATAGAGACGCACAGATAACGGATTTATTCAGAGGCATAAAACAATCTGAGATAATATGGCCAAGAGCACTGCAGATTAGAAAAGATTTTATACAGGATTTTCTTAATGTACGAATAGAATATAGAAAAGATCGACATGGCGACATGGAAGAATACTACACTCATGAGCAGACTAATCCAGACGACACTGTACACGCTGTAAACTATATGAAGGTAGCAGCTATTATTAAAAAGAAGTGGGGGTATTCAGCATGACCAGTGAAGAACGCAGGATGGTATCTCTCAGAGACTGCTTATTCGCATATCCCTGAGAGACTTATTAGATATCTTGGTAGAGCTGTTACCGAGGGCGACCTTTCTCCGTCAGGCTAGCCCAACTTCTTAAATACATGTTCGCCATCGTCTAGGTCCACACGTCCGAATATTTCGTTGCCTATTACGATGCATATCTCTTTGTATTCTGTATCCGGTATGTCTGGGTAGAACCTTCTAAGAGTTTTCTCGGATACCATATCACCTTCGCTCAGGTGAATCTCGTTATCAATTTCACATTTGTCGTGTATGTAAACGTGACTAGAATATATGCTATTCCCAACGATATCCGTGTGGTTGTTATCAAAGTCGTACTGGAAAGAAATACACACATCACCTTTTTTTATCTTATTCCCGCATGCTCTGCAGGTGGATGTTCCAGGAGCTGTTTTTTTGAATATGTTTCCGCGTATCTTTAACATCCCGGATGAGAATATTATCTGACAGCCTGCACCATCTAATTCACACCTCTCAAAGTTAGCTTTCTGTATCATGATAGTAACTTCCTTTTTGATCATCTTAGTCATAGAACCCTCCTAATATTAGTATGTGATTTTATACCTTATTCTGGGAGCTCGTCATCCAACGGGTCTGGGTCGTCTATGTCCTCGGTCATCTGAGGTACTTCGGAATGCGCGTTTGTCTTCTCATCCCACTCAACGCTGAGCTGTTCCAGCTGATCAAGTAGGTCGTTCTTCTTAGTAGGTGTTTTAACTTGTGCTGCTTTAATGAGAACTTGTGCCCACTTTTGAGCTTCTGCGGGATTATTTGTTTGGAAGCACTCCATAAATTTAGCGTAGGCTACCTGTCCAGCGTTCTTAACTAGCATGTTAAGATCATCGGAGCTCTGGCCAGTCACCAGGAACTCTGCAAAAGAAGGGTTTGATAGAGCCTGGACTAAATGAGACGTGACTCCTGTAATTTTACCGTCCTGTACGTACTGGTAGAATTCTACTGCGGATACCCTGTCAACGTTAAATACATATTTTTTATATAAATCTAACAGGTATGGTTCAAAGCAGCCTATGTATCTTTTCTTGAGTATATCGATGAACCCGTTGACCTTTAACAGTATTCCAAGCTGAATAACCTCGGCCATCTTGTCTGAGATGTCTTTTATGAGCATGACTTCTTCCCAGGACAAGTCTGAGTATGTGATCATTGGTGGTACGGTTATAGGTTTGGCAAACAGATCTAACGACATAAATGAAGCGTGGTATTTGCTCGGTAACTGGGCTACAACCGCGACAATGTCGGCTTCTGTCACGGAAGACATTCTAAAACCCACTAACATATCGTTAATTTCCGCGAGGGTTCGGTTATTTATGATTGCTATCTTTATGAAGTTTTCGCAGAGCACAAGGAATCACATCCCTATATCGGCGTACTCTATTATATCCAATGAGGGTATGTTTGTTGGGAGTGTGAGGGTTTTCCTAACAAATGCAAACGGTATAGACAGGGACACTGTAAGACCACGTCTCACGTAAAAGTGGAAATTCCCATCATCATCGGTTATATCTATGAGCCTTAGTTTTGACATTAACGTGCGATGTGCAAATTCATTAATTTGCGATTCAGTATAAATAAATACCTCTGCTCCATCTGCGGGTTGCCCGCCCATAGTAACTATGGTTCCGTAAATACGCATGTTAGTATCTAGTAGATATGTATCAATATCTACCGTAACTGTATCTACGGCGGAACCATCCTGGATAGCTTCGACTAAGTATTGATCTGAAGCGTCCCCGGACGAGTATTCGTAGTAAGACTCGGTAGTATTAACTAAGAGTGTATTGGTTGTTGTCCCTACGCGATATACGTTAAAGCTGTCCGCTGTACCGTCGAACATCCACTCTACCCGAGTACCATCGTCAGTCGACCATGATATTCCCCAGATAAACTTGTCTGTAGGGGTTGTTGTGGTGGTCACCTCTTCAGAAGTGGTTGTTTCCCCTGTAGTGCTCAGGGATACCATTTTACCATCGATTATAATGTAGTTATCATAAATAGTCATACTAATATCTCACCCTATTAAAAAATGTACACCTCTGAAAGTCTTTTGCACATATACTATCTCTATTTAACCCTATATTATACGCAATGTCAAGTCCCACGGACTCATGTGCAGCAACAACTATCTCAGAACAGTAGTGTGCTCGGTCAATTGCAAACGGATTCGGCTGGCTAAATACCCATGACTTTATCATCCGTAGACATTTAGGGAGAAACATTAATGTGCCCATAAAGTAAGTCGACCAAAAATTATGTATATCGCAATCGTATCCTGCGATGGTGGCTATTATATCTGGGAGATATTCTCTGTACTCCATCTTTAACCTTAGCGCCTGCCACTCATAGTCTTCGAGATATTCAGTTTTCATGAACGGCATAAATGGGCTCTCGTGCTTATTGGCTTCAAATATCCAGTGCTCGCATCCGCAATCGTAATCTTTCCGTATCTCCGCAGGAACGTCGTCCACGTGGAAATAAAAACCCGCATGTGAAAATTTAGAATCTGTTGCGCTTTGCACAATTGTATCAGGAATGTGTTTCATATGTCGTTTATATGGACCCATTATAAGTACGTCGCCTGTATTAAGTTTTGTAAGTGGTGTCCTAATCATAATATATTCCTTAAGATATCCCCTCATACTCTATTGCTACGTATACCTGGATAGTACCGCTGCTAGTATTTGTAATTCTAACCTTTAATACATCACGGTATATAGCTGGCTTTGGAGGTTCGTATGTAAAATCGTCCACTGATTGTTGTGTGGTGTAGTCCTCTGTATATTTTACAGTGTCTGAGCCACTAATGTTCTGTAATATCTCCAATTTGCACTGTTTATTTCCGGTCGTAGCTGTGATGTTGTATATGAACATCTTAGTTTCAGACACAAACACAAGTCCGGATTCCCCGGCACCAAGTGTGACCGAGTCAGTATGTGATACGGACGTAGTCCCAGGAGCTACAGCGATAGGGTCAATCCCAATCAGTGTGTCAGGTGAAAGTATAATTCGACCATTCGTATCTGTCAAAGCTTTTCTCTCAGTACTACCCGTGTCCTCAAAAGGAAGAAGACCTGTCATATCTACTGAAAGAGGTGGTACGGACACATTTACAACCCTGACCATACTGTTAACCGCGTCAACCACATCATCGACTTTAGATGATATAGTTCCCAAAAGGGAAGCGGTAGCTACGTGGTTTACTGTCAAAGTAACATCAGTAGCTGCTATAGATCGAAGGGACGTTAGTCCGGATAATAAATCATTTATAGTTTGCTGAGTTACGCTAGCTACATCGTCTTCAACCACCTTAACTTTCATAAGATTATTACTAATCGATGCTGCTGGCAGGGATACTGGCACGGTTCCAGCTATTGTTACACTATCAGTATTACACTTTGTAATGCGTGATCCGATAAGAGCGGATATGCCAACCAGGGTTGCTTCCGTGGATATAGCAGCCTGGGATGCACGCATATCAGTATTTATAGTCTTTATATCGTCAATAAGAGTTAGAGCACTGGTCATCTGGGCCTGAGTTGGCTCACTGACGACCTCTGTGTATATCTGTAAAAACTCAGCGTTCATTTCAGACGTAGCGGTTAAAATAGTCCCGCTCGGAACCAGGGTCCCAGATATACGATCAATAAGTATATCTTCTGAAACTATTGTATCGTTTACGTCTGCATCGTTATAGTGAACAGTCGTAAACGCCTCTGCCTGAGAAGGAATGGTAATCGTAAGCAATATCTCAGCCTGGTCTGTAGTTAAGTTTCTAACATACAGAGGTCCGAGTATTGCATCAGATGTGAATGTATGTGTGAGCGTTTGCCCCGAAGGCTCGAATATTATTAACATGCCTATTCTCCATATAAGGAATCAATTTCTCTCAATCTTTCGACAAAAGAACTAAGCGAGTTATATACAGACTCTGCTGCACTAGCAACATCCGTCGGACCATATAGCTGCGCATTTATTATGATCTTAGTAAGAACAGCCAGAACTTCGTCTAACTGCGGAACATACTCAATAAACCTGGAAACATTATCTGTGTTAACTGTCCCTGTTCCGATAATCTTAACTATATCTGCATTGGTCATTTGTATTTGGTCTTCCGCGGCGAACTTGGAGAGGATATATAGGTCTATTGCTGGAAGTTCCCACCCAGCTAATTTCTCCATGGCCTTAAGTTTCAAATCAAACCCATCAACATACGATCCCAATTTAACATGGCCCATACCTGTACTTTTAACGTTGTCAAAAGCTTCCTGGTATTCCTCAGCACCGACCGTAGTCATCAAAAATGCAAATTTGCCAATATCTAACGCGGAGGTACCAAACAGTTTCGCAGTCTCCAAGGAGTCAATATGTATATCCCCCATGAAGTGTTTTGCAGCAACCTCGGTAGTCTCCTCGTATGTTTCTTCCCTTTTAACAGATACTTCCTCCGTCATCATCAAAACCTTTGTGCCCGGAGATACTATGCTCGATTCTTTCCCATCCACTAATATAAACTGTGGAACTCTCTTCGATGTTACAAGACGTTTATTAAAATCTGGGTATGGGAAGTTTGGCAATAGCTCTTCGGTAGATATCTCAATCAGGTCGGGCTTATCAAATTTAGAATACACGTACTCTGCTTTCAGAGGGATAACATTCACCTCATCCGAATTCTGACCTTTTATTATAAGTGAAAACTCATCCCCTGTGCGAATAGACGAGACATTTCTGTACGGGAGATTGATCCTCTCAATCTGTCTACCCCTTGCTCTCCTCGCTATGGCGTACGAACCGTCTGAGAATAAAAATAGTTTTCCTATTTTCATGCCTTTTCTGGTAGTACCATCTGCACAATCTACTGCGTAGAAACCATTCTCAATAATAAGTTGTTTCTTCTTATTCCGCTCTGGGGAAATAATATGTAGTTTATCAGTTAGTATTTTTTCTATCTTCTCGGGACTGTACCCAAGACTTTTAAAATAATTAGGTACGGCTGCAATAGGTACTTCGTTCATATCTACATCCAGGTACTCCTTGGTCCCTTTGTAAACATACATTTTCCTATCTTCTGAATTAATATAGTATACAATGATGTCACTAACAGCGACGTCAAGAGGAGTTATATTAACATTGTCTATTAGAGAAACTAGCTGGTTTCCCATTGGCTGGAGTACGCTTTCCAGCTTACCCCTATACTTTATAATATCCTCTGGGTACCCTATAATTGACGCTGTTTTCGGATATGACTCATCAGGGGATTGATTAGCAATCTGCTCTTCTGAGTTAGAATAATCCGGTGAGTGGGATAGTATCCCAGTCTCAGGCTCGGCTAGGGATGGCTCTGCACCTGTGTCCCCTACTAGATCTTCAAAGTTACTCTCATTTAGCGGATACATATTATCCTCGTATATAAATGACACTACTTTGTTTAATGTGCCACTATCTACGACATAAGGTACTCCAAAGACCGCCTGTCCCATACTGAAATAAATAATCCCGAACCTCTTGTTATCCTCGTCCGTAACTATCGCACTATTCTGTGGCTGTGCTTCCTGTAAAAATGGGAAGTTGTTAAATATATATTCTACAATTGCTCTATCCCAGTCAGCTTTTAGCTGTGGGAGCTTGTACCCAGAAGTCTTAATGCTGGGCTCGATGCGCAAAAATGTCATTGTTTTTTCTCCTAAATTAGTCCAATCCTTTAGTTAAGAATAACACACTTAAAAAATATTGTCAACTAGCCTGTTTCTTTACAAATCTGTCCATGAGTGGTATACTGGGCATACAATTTAAAATAAGGACGGTGGTATTAGTGTTAGAAGATATACTATTAGGTGCGGCACTCGGTGGAGCTACTGGCAACTCGCGCCCTTCAGAAGGGTGCCAGATTGAACGGGGCGTTGTAGATTCTATTAGAAATTACGGGCACTCCGCGGATATTTCCATAGATAGGACAGGGCAGAGGTATTCCAATGTCCCCATATATTCTCCGTATTACCACCCGGCAAATGGAGAAGGCATATACTCAACTATAGAACCGCTATGTGAGTGTGTGGCACTTATTGACGCATCTGGGTGGGCGTGTATTATAGGGTTTGGGACTGGTGCCCAGGAGGGATCTTCAGATGTAGACAGCACAATGCAGTCCATCAGATTAGATGATAGATCTGACGATGCGATGAGAGCTGCAACATCATTAGTGGGTGGAACAGTTGGGTCCGCCGGTGCAACCGAGGCGCTGGACGCTCTCCGGGAAGATGCCATGTCGTATAAGAAGGGCGCAGAAAAAGTTGCCCCTGGGAGCACAGTTATAAAAAGCAGGTTTGGTAATAAGATAATCGTAGAGCGCGGTGGATTCAATTACAATTTTGTAACCCACCTATGTCAAAGGTTATATACCAATATAAAGAATTACTGTTATCAAGTGTTAGAGAATCAGCTCAACGTGTGGAATGGGGGTAGGGCCCATCTGCATACATATTACGATGATAATAAAACTAACATAGATATATCTTTAAGAGATAAAACCGACCCCAAAAAAGCAGATCGTCTATGGGTTAGTGTGGGAGAGGATGGTGACTTCATTGACATTCGTCTTCTAAAAAAAGGCGTCAGTAAAATGGAAGACAGACGCGGATCCGAAGAACCAATTATGAACCCACTATATGGCATGGATGACGGAAACGTTCCCGACGGTTGGGGCAGTGTGTTCCAAGTGCATGTGGAAAGAAACGACGACCCAAACGGAGATGGTTGGAAAGCGGGGGAAGTATTTATGCACACGCCCAAGCTAACACTGGATGGCGAGTTATACGTCACACATAATGTGCATATGGAAAAAAATTTGGAAGTTGACGAGAATGTCGAGATACATAAGAAACTTGAGGTCCATGAGGACGTACTATTCCATCTCAAGCTAGACGTAATGGACAGTGCCCTACTTAGGAAAGAACTCGAAGTTAGGGATAACGTTCTGCTTAATAAGAAGTTAGAGGTGGGAGAGGGTGTGAAATTACTAGGGACCATGGAGACTATCGGAGGAGTTCAGCTACATAGCACATTGGATGTTGATGGAACTACCAAGACGAACGCGCTACACGCTAGCTCGTACAATGGCCCGGTCATCATCTGCCCTTCTAGCGGAGTTTCAAATATTGCGTGGGGCGGTGTGCCTCTTCCGCCAGTAGTAACTCCCGATACTGCCCTAGCGACATTATCTAACATAGAGGTATTACCAGATCTAGGTATTCCTGCGAAGCATGTCCCAGAAGATAGTTACCACAAGGATAAGGAAGAGGTCGACACCTCGGGTACTTGATGGAGTTGTTCTTTGCGGTATGTATAGTCTCTATAATGGTACTTATTAAGATATGGGACGAGTATTTTCGGAGATAAAAAAGGCCCTCGGGGGCCTTTATTTTTATGCTTGG